TCTCGAAAAGGAATGACAAATGTATTTAGGATTATTGAAGCAAGCTATGGAAAGGATTGGAATTGTACTGTTTTTTGCAGTAGTTATACTGATATTTTTAGCGCCAACACTAATTTTGTGGTATAATGATATACACGCACCAGGGCTGCACACGGCAGGTCTAGGATTGTGGGCAACCTTTATTGTGTGGTTTATGACAGGTGGAGAGAAAGATGAAGATTGTAGAAAGTAATGTTCGTAAATTAAACATATCAGGAATTAAACATTTAGACCCTATTTCTGTTTTCCTTGAAGATTTTGAGCCAAGAAAAGGAAAGATAACTATAAGTTGTTATGATAAATCTTGGAACTCTTACTGGGGAGGGATGGGAGATAGCACTATAGCTGAATTTTTCACATCATGTGGCAATGATTATTTAGCTAAGAATCTATCTTCTATAAGGTCTTCTGTAACCGACTATGAATCTCTAGGAAAGAAAATGATAGAACACTACGGCGATGATATAGACTCTGAACTGGAAGATATTATAGAGTCTATGGGTGAAGAGTCTGGGGATTGGGACGCTTGGTTAAGGAACAATAATAAAACAATGGAAGAGGTTTTCGGAGAAGAGTGGTGGGTCTATGGTATCCCTATTAAACCTAATCCTGAATATGAATACCTTTGTAGAATATTAGATACTGTTAAAGAGGCTTTAAAAAATGAGCAAGAATAATGACGAAATAGATATGTTAGTCCAAACAAACCGATGGTACTATCACGACAAGAAGTTCTATAAAGGAACAGTTATACGTCAGTGGGAATCTGAAGAGCCTAATAATGAATATGCTAATGGGGATATGGGGTATAAGTTTTACCCAGAAGGCTCAGACGCCTACTTGGTTCATAGCTTTGAGACGTTTTTTGATGAAAACAATACGGCTGAAAACCCTACCGATCTCATGAACAAATTAACAAATTATAATAATGATCGAATGGCTGATATGGATAAACAAATCGAGCAGTTAGCTGATAAAAACTACGAAATACTACAAGCCTATAAGGAGTTTGCAGATGGAAAGTAAAGTTGAAAAAATATATACAATGACATTAAAACTAAACGCCGCCGAAGTTAATTGGCTTAAAAGTCTTGTGCAAAACCCTATTAGGAGTGATTTTCATGAAGATGTAGGTGAAAGTGTTGAAGATGAGAATATGCGCCTTGCATTTTTTGAAGCTTTAGGTGGAAAGCGTTTTCAACCATACGGAAAACCAGAAGGAGTGATGGATTGAAAGATTTAAGAGATAAAATCACACTATATCAATCCATAGTTGACGACTTTGACAGTATGAAGCAAGAAGTTGAATCTAAGGATAAAGAAATAATTAGACTTAAAAAAGTCATTACCAAGCTTGAAGCGGAGAAATACGCTCAAATCAAAAGATCGGAGTATGAGCAAAAGAACATTGCTGGTGATATTATGGAAGATGCTAAAAAGATAGTAGAAGGTGAAACAGAAATGCCTCACGGTCATTATAGAGAGACTGTCAAGACCAAATCTAAATTTAACTTTACCCATAAGAAACAGGTAGGATAATATTAAAGTAATCATAGCCGGCTCTAGATACTTCAAAGATTTCAAACGTTTAATAGATGAGTTGCTAAAAATTCAAAAAGATGTTACAATCGATGAGATAGTGAGCGGCGGCTGTGCAGGAGCTGACGAGTATGGAGAGAGTTTTGCTGAAATTTATGGTTTTCCAGTTAAAATTTTTAACCCTAATTGGAAGGCTCACGGCAAGGCTGCTGGACCAATTAGAAATAAGTTGATGGCAGAGTATGGGGATATGTTAGTGCTGTTTTGGGACGGTAAGTCTAAAGGCTCTGGTAATATGTTAAAAACTATGCAAAGCTTGAATAAGAAATGTATAGAAGTTATTGTGGAGATTGAAGAAGGAACTCCACCTAAGAAAAGAAGAGTACAATTTAAATAGGAGAACAAATGAAATTTGCAGACTATAAAAAAGATGTACAAACTTTAATCTTCGATTTAATCGATCTCAAGCAAAGAGCTTTAAAGCTGAATTTAGGTAAAACTACACAAGCTATTGATAAGGCTACACAAGCTATTGGGTGGGAGTTGGGTGATAAGATTGAACAACATCAAAAGAAAGCTGAGGAAATGTGAAATTTAAACTAATTAGAAATTCCAGTACAGACATATGTGAATATGAAGAGTCAGATAAGATGTATTGTCCTGAAGGCTCTAATGTGTATCAGGAGCGTGAGTTTCTACCAAACCTGACATTTTACAGATATAGTGATAATAGCTATGGTATGATGAGCGTTAATCTAGCGAAGTTTAAAGCTGTTAGGGAAACTCCTTGCGGATATTGGATATTAAAATTTAATAAAGAAAAGTGGATTCCAAAAAATAGTCGTAAAAGGTTTTGCTATCCTACAAAGGAAGAGGCGTGGCACAACTTTAAATGTCGAAAAAAGAAACAGCTTCAAATACTTGAAGCGAGAGTGGAAAGCGTTAAGTCAGCAATTCAGCTAATCAAAGAAATAGAGGAATAATGAAGTTTAAACTAATAATATTACTAATCCTGTTAAGTTCTTGTAACAATAAAAAATGCCACTACCTTGTAAAGGAAGTGGGAAAATGTACATCAGACACTCTATTTCATTCTGGAAAATGTATGTTGAAGTTAGACAACGGAAAAATTATAAAAGCGACAGGGTTATATATGGCAGGACAAACTTACACCGAATACTACTGCTCGGATAAAGAATATGAGCGAAGAAATAGAGGAAAACAGTGATAACAGATAGAGCAACAGCTACTATTGGAGATGCCAAAATTTACGGAACTATAAGAATGATCTTCGGCGGCGTTGTATTTTCTGGTGGCTATGTAAAGCTAAAGAAGCCGCTCAAAAACCCTATAGCTACTTTACTGAAAAGACTAAACAAAGACAAAAAATGTACCATTACAGACGCTGACGGTAAGGTATGGTCAAACAAAGACCGCTCTTATAATCTTGTAAGATACAGTATAGGGATACAGAGTAATCCTATAAGATACAACATAAGCTTCACAATAGAGGAAAAAAATGAATAACGACAAAGTATTTTCTTATAGAAATCTACACCGTAAAGGTGTTGTGTGGTCTATAAAGTCCTGTAAAACAGGTCTTGTAGTTGCTAGAGAAAAATACGTTATCTTCCGTGACGTAGAGCTTAAAGTCTCTAAGGCTGGTCATCTTAGGGTTATTGACCAGAAAAGAAAAAACGTACATGCAGGAGTTAAAGGTGTTCGTATTAAGTACCATCCAAAGAATCGTACTTGGATTCGAGCCAGGTATAACCCGTATGATTTTACGAAAAAACAAACGCCGGTCTTTAAAGATATGGACGGCAACCCAATATTAACTTGTAAGTACGCTAAGCTTTGTAAGACAGGGCTTTACGTAAGTTTATAAGTTGTGGTATTATGCTTGAGGAGGTAGTAATGAACGGATTAAGACTTGACGACTTTATACAATGGGCAAAATCTTACCCAAAGGTTTTACGCCTACTGGAAATTCCTGGCGTAGTTTTGGCTGGAGGCGCTATTCGTGATTTTATCACGAAATCTGAACCAAAAGACTTCGACTTTTTCTTTCTTCATCAGACAGCTCTAGATCAGGCTCGAATATTGATGTATGGAACTAATGGAAGTTTTACAGCATATACTCAAACATTTAAATTGCATAACTGTGATATTCAATTTGTTCATAAACAGTTCTATACGTCGCCTAACAGCATTATAGCTGACTTTGATTTTGATATTGTAAGATTCGCAGTATCTAAGAATGGAATTATATCAGGTAATGGCGCATTGTCTAGCATCGCTCTTAAGAAAATATCAGTCAACCTTATTACAAAACCTTTTGACTCGTTGAAAAGATTGCAAAAATATACCCGTCTTGACTATGACGTTCAAGAAGCTTATATTTATATCTTAGATATATTAAAAACAACACCACCAAAGCTTGCTCTGGATGCTGAGTTTTATGAAGGGGTTGGTGAGGTTGATGAAGAGGTTGATTTAAGATTTGAAATGCACCCTGACGATATACCGTTTTAGGAGAAAATATGAAACTTTTAATTTTACTAATGTTTTTACTAATTATCTCGTCCTGCTCCTCTACTAAGCATGTTCAGGTGCAGCCGGTAAAACCAATATATCAAACTAAAAGCGATAGATATGCTGCCTGTGTTGATATGTTTTCCCTGGAAGGTGAGCGCAAAAGAAAGCTCAGAGCCTTCTGTAACTACCATGTGAGTAATATATGAAAGAAACAATTGAAATCACTTTAGATAATGGAATAAAAAAAGAGATTAAAACTAAAAATCTCACTGAATGTCCAGACTGTAAAGAACAGTCAGTTCGAGCTAAAGAGATGTGCGAAGGTGGCGGCGTCACTTGCATAAAGTGTAGCTACTGGTTTTGCTATTAGGAGAGGGTATGAAAGACATATTAGAAAAAATAGAATGGGCGAAAATGACCATTAACGAGCGCCTAGAGTTTGGGATGGGTGACACAAAAGAGGCTGCTTACTCCAGAGAGCGCCGAGCCTGTGCTGTTTTAATGGATTGTAAGAGGGCTATTTTAGACCTGCAAGAGAAGACGGACGCTTTAGAAAAAGAAGTTAATATGTATAGAGCATCTGAAAAACTTCTTGATGCTGGAATATCGGGAAGCCATCTAGAGGTAGGTAAAGCCCTAGCAAAACAAGTTATTAAGCTTAAAAAAGAAATCGAGAGACTGAAAGGCTCCAAACAAAACCCTTCATCAAACGCTTAAGGAAAAACATGGACGACAATAAACAATTAATTCACTATCTAAATGCTATATTCATATGTTGGAATTCAATAAAAGAAATCGAGATGACGTATATGCCCGTTATTACGATAAGAAAATTCCAGAAGTCCAAAAAGAAATTGAAAAACTTAAAGAAAAGACTTGCAAATAAATTTGTTTCATGTATTATAGTTGTAGGAGGTTCTTATGAGCAAAGTATACGATTATCACTTGGAAATGTTAGAAATGGAAGAATGTATGGACTGGTGCCGTTCTCGAGATGAAGAGCTACTTCAAGCCCAAGAAGAAGGCTATGGAATGGAAAACATGGAGCCAAACAAAGCGAAAGAGTTTGCCCGTAAATTAGCGGAGATTGCGTAATGTTTATTAAAGAAACGATGGTATTGATCGGACTGTCCGTAGCTCGAGAGAGAGTTGCTAAGGGTGAAGACGTACACAAAAGAAGTAAAAGTGGAAGATGTGGTGTTGACTATGAGAGGGTTGAGGAAGGAGATACGTTAGTTGCTGGAAACCTTTATAAAGAGTTGAAGATTAGGGAAAATAACTTATTTATGAAGAGCGGATTGAGTGCTAAAAAGTTAAAAGACGGTTCAGTTGAGTTTGGTATTTATATGGATTACGACATTTACGAGACTGAGATTGATAAAGAATCTTCAGCAGAACTGGTAAATTTTCTTAAGAAGCCATTCAATTCGATTGAAGAAGAGGAGATTGCGTAGTGGAAGCTTTTGGAGGAATAGTGATAGGAATAGGAAGTGATGTTTATACAGTGCATGAAGGTGCTTACCATGAAGGTGAGAGTCTTGAATCAGTACACGCATCAAAAGAAGGCGCTGAAGAAAGGTTGCGAAAGATTACCGCTAAAAAATGTGGTGGAAGTGAGTATCACGGTCAACTTGAAGAGAGCTTTAGAAATGGTCAGTTGTTTGCTGAAACAAGCGCTTCAGACTCATACTGGTATGTTAAACAGTCATCCTTGGAGAAATAATGAAAAAATCACACGCCGCTTTAATGATTGCTGAATGTCTTATCGACCCTCACTATCCAGACGACACCATAAAAGAAGCTGAATATATATTAAATAAACTAATTAAATGTGGAATTGAAGCGCCACAGATCGTAAACCCTGACTTAGAAGGTGAATACAAAGACCATTGGGATTGGGTAGATAGTGGGGTTCATTATCCAAATCATGTAGACCATGGAAAAGAATATTATATAAGGGTGTGGGAAAAATGATTAAAACAGAATATAACGAAACATTTCCAGTACACGGCGGCGAAATGTGTGCAGGGTGCTTTAGAGGCGGTACAAACTATTGGAACGTAGAAAAAGATGTACCAGTATGTACTACATGTTCTGTAACTTTAGATATTGAAGACTTGCCGTCTAAAACTAAATGGTTAAAAGCCTTAGATCAGTTGGAGGGAAAATGATTAAGGAGAAATGGGCGGTAATGGGTAGCGGATATCATGCCTATATTAAAAAACTAGCCCCTGATTTTGACGCCGAAAATTCTGAAGTTGCCGTTTTAAATTCCTTTTCAAGAGCAAAAAAATGTATTGATGATATGTGTGAAGAACAAATCAGATTTTATAAAAATCTTAGAAAAAGAAATAGGGCAGAAAGAAGAAAAGACTTTAAGGAGAAAACATGAGCGAAGAATTAAAGTATGCGCAAAAACAGCTAAGAGGTTCGATAAACAGTGAACACTACAACAACACTCTTGAAGATAAAATAGAAGTTATTCAAGAAGCTTTAGTTGCTATTATAGATAGCTTGCTAGAAGACTATGAAGAGGAAGAAGAGTATGGAGAAGGCTACTGCGGTGGTCAGGAGGGTTGTTGTGAATAAATACTTTTTAACATTAATGTTTGTAAATGAAAACGGCTACAAAAATCTTAACTGTAGAGGCTACTTCTCTAAGTTTGAAGACGCTGAGAACTTTCTGCTAGAGAATTGGGAAGGATTGCACGAGTATTGGAACAATACGGCTGTGATTGAAAGCATTCCTGAAGGACATATTGATAATATTGTCATGGATAAGAGGGTTGAACAAGTATGGTATAGCACTGAGGATATGGATGTAAAACCAACTAGGTGTGATAATCCACTACGGCTAAAAATAGGCTGCTACGCTTTTTAAGGAGAATTTATGAGTAAACTAACTTTAGTTGAATATGTTGAGAAACACCCTCACCTAGAAACTGAGATTGGTGGTATGATAGTTGAATTAACCAACAGATGCGCTACTAACTGGGATTTGTTTAATCACTTGATATTGACTGAAAAAATGTTTGAAGACGTATCTACATTGTCACCTAACAATAGAACTGCGGTTTACAATCTTCTATCAAGGACTTTCTACGTTTCAATACTATGCAGCTTAATATGGAAATTATTTCAAAAACCTTTTCAGTATTTTTATAAAATTACTGGCGGTCCAGGTGTTCTATGAGTAAACTACAAAAGCTTGGAGCAAGCTGTAAAATACATCACAAATTTCTAATAGAACAGATAGAAAACGTGAAGAGGGCAAAAGACTCTCTTAAAATAGCAGAAAAAAGAGAAGATAAGCTTCGTGATTTTTTCTATAGCGAATGTAATAACTACAATATGGAAAAATACCAAGTTAAGCCAGGCGATGTGATTGAGTGTGATGGAGATGAATTTCAATTCGTAGGATTCTCACCAAATTCTTCTAGTCCTTTGGTTAAGTATAAGCTCAAGAGCGGCAAGTGGAGTAAAAATACTTTGCATCTTTTTCTATACGATTGGGAAAAGAAAACTAATAAACTAGAACTGAGAGGTAAGTTGTAATGTTAGATGATATGTTAGGTGGTTTTAATATTGGCGGTCCTAGATTCCCAAACTATGAGTATACTGTTGAAAAGAACAGTCAAGGAATATATCGCATAGATATTAATGATCAGGGTCGGTGGCGCTACGTAACAGATATAGATGTTATAGGTTGTATTAGTGGTAATCATATATCTGAGATTCAATATTTTTTCAGCTTAGAGCAGGTTGAAGAATTTATCGAAAAGCATATTACTGTTAAGGAAGAGCCTGAAGTTGAAGAGTTAAAAATTAAACCAGATTTTGTAAAGGTTGATATTTAGTAAAATCACAATCTTTAACCTATAATCCCAAAAACGCCCAATAAAGAGATACAATCACAATCTTTAACTTATGATAATTTATAAGATAACCAACGAGGTTAATGGTAAGGTTTATATAGGTCAAACCATTAGGTCCATTAAAAAACGATGGTGGGAGCATAAGGATGATATGTCAAAGTCTGAACTGCCACTATATCGAGCTATGCGTAAGTATGGTGTTGATAATTTCACAATAGAAGAGATCGATGGAGCTAATTCAAAATCTGAATTGAATTATAAAGAAGTACATTATATGTATAAATTCAATAGTTTAGATAAGAATAGTGGGTATAATTTAAGAATGGGTGGAAGCAACGGCGGTCACTCTCAAGAAACAAGAGATAAAATCAGTAAAATTATAAGACAGATGGATGTGGATGGGACTAGAAATATACCTAAAGGTAGTGATAGTTTTTTATATAAAAACACACACAGAAAAGGCGTTAAACTGTCTCAAGAAACAAGAGATAAAATCAGTAAAGTTCAAATGGGTAAAAAAGCTAAGAAATCTACCAAACAAAAAATGTCTAAGACTCATAAAAAAAGAATGGAAAATCCAGAACTTAGAAAGAGAATTTCTCAAACGTTAAGAAAAACATCGACTCTTAAAAAACCTATCGTAAGAAGTGACGGAGTTGAATTTGAATCAATAAGTGAATGCGCCAGACAAATGGGAACAACATCTCCTGATTTGTGGGCTACTTTAAACGGAAAAAGAAAAACCCATAAAGGATATTCCTTTAAATATCTGGATAAAAAATAATGCCAAACAATAAAGAAATAAAAATACGCTGGATAAGTGACGAAGCTGAAATAGATCGCTCAATTCAGCGACTCCAGCAGAAACTAACCCAAATGAACCGATCTTCGGGTCAGATGCAAAATATTCAACAAACTGGCGGCACTCTATCACCAGCGGCTCAGAACGCTCAAAAGCAATTCCAAAAGTCTTCAGAATACCTATTACAACGTGAATCTAGGGAGTTAGATCAACGTCAACGTAAAGAAAACATGGCTTTACTCGCTAAGCAGCGTGAGTTAATGAAAATTGAAAAGGCTGAAGGCGCTATAACTGCTGAGAAAAAGAAACAAATAGATTTACTAAAAGAAGAAATTAACCTTAAATCTCAATCGGTTATGGATATTGAGTCGGCTAAGCATAAGATTAATCAAAACCTCCAAAATATTAACGGTACTGGAGGCGGCGGTGGCGGCGGTGGCGGCGGCGGTGGAGGTGATTCTAGCGGAGGCGGCTTTATGTCCTTCCTAAAAGCTATAGGAGCGGCAGGTATCCTCTCAGGCGGCTTAAACGCTGCGTCAGCCATTGGTCATGATGTTAGGACTAGACGAGCCTCTATCTCTCGAGCAGAGGGTGGGGCGGCTTTTGGAGCTTCTAGAGACCTTAGAGAGCAAGCCGGAGGTCGTGGCTCAGACGCTTATTTTTATGCTGAAGAAAGAAGAAAAGCCGCTAACATTACAAAAGACACATATAAAAATAAAAGATTTTACGATGTAATGGGAGCAGCCGGTAGAGCTGTTCCTGGTGCCATTGGAGGAGCCGTAGGCGGAGTAGCCGTTGGCGGCGCTATTGGTGGTACTTTAGGTGCTATAGGCGGTTCTTTCTTAGGTCCGATGGGTACGGCGGCAGGTGCTTACTTAGGTGGAGTTGCTGGCTCAGCAATTGGCGGCGGTATTGGCGCTTTTGTGGGCGGCGCTAATACAATGGGACGATCTGGCAGAACAGCTATTTTTGACCCTGAAAGATATAATAAAGAGAATTTAGCTCAAGCCTTTAAAGATCGTGAAGGTCTTGAAATGGCAGAGCTATATAAAGACCCTACAAAAGTAATTGGTCGTCAGCACTTTCAACAAAACGTCAACAAATATTCTAAACTACAAAGACAGCTTGGATTAGGCGACGAAGCATCCTTCGGTAAAAGAGGATTTTTACAGCAGCAAATGGGTCAAGGAGAACAATTCGGCGGCGGCTTATTAGGTGAAGATGAAATTCTTGGAAATTTCCAATCCCTCAGAGGCTCTTCTGGTAGAACAGATTCAAGAGAGCTTACTGGTAGATCGGCGGCTATGGGTCGTCAGTTTGGTATTGCAAACGCCGGCTCAACAATGGGTAAAATGATGGGTCAAGGTTTGGGTGTAACTCAAACTGAAGATGCGTTTAAAAAGATAATGGCTGAAGCCGTATCAATGGGAGTTGATGCTACTGAAATGTCAGCAGAGATGCAAAACTTTACGGCAGTGGCTGGAGATATTGCAACTCAAGGCGGTGGTTTTTCAGCCATTGCTGCAAAACAATTCGCAGGAGCGGCAGGGGATTTTGGAGCTGGAGCTTTAGGTGCCGCTAAGTCTGGCTTTGGTAAGTTTGAAAAAAGAGCTAACTCAGCCGGAGGCGCTGAAGGACAGCTTGGTTTTGGATTCTTCCAGGGTAGTAAGTCTGACGATGCTTTTGGTAAAGACATTGCCGATAAAATTAGAAAAGACCCTAAGCTAATGAATTTGATGAATCAAATGTCAGCCTCAAAACTTCAAAAAAATAAGCGAATGTTGGATGGTATGGCTGAATCTTTGGCAGGAGAAGATGGAGATAAAGAAGCTATTAAAAAACAACTTTTAAGTGGAATGGGAAAGGTTGATTTATTCAAACAAACTAAAATGCAAGGAACTGAAGATGCGCTTTCAAAATATAGAAAATCCAAAGGCACTTCTAGTGAAAATTTAAATTACTTTAAATCAGCAAAATGGTTGGCGGCTGAAAGAGGTACTGAATTCACATCGCAAGGTTCTTTGGGAATGTCAGCAGATATTAACTACTCTAGCGGTAGTACATCTTCCGGCGGCGCAGACGAAAGAGGACAAATTGATGGAGCCTATAGGAAAGATCGAGGATTTGCAGCAGACGCTGAAAGGTCTTCAAGAGCTATAGGCGATAGGATGAAAATAAATGCTATGGCTGAAGGAGCGACAGCTTTTATTGCTGCAGCAAAAAACAATACAGAAGCTTTTGAAAAAACCGCAATACAGTTTAAAGCGTTAAATGACATGATAAAAAAAGAAGGTGTAGACCTTGAAACGGCTTTACAAAAGTTAGAGGACGGTTTGAAGAAGTTAGCTAAAGAAGCTGAAGATACCGCCGCCGTCCAAAAAAACACCAAACCTGCTGGCGGCTTTTAAAAAAGTAAGGAATCTTAATGGGATATGTTCAAGATATTGATGTAAATTCAGTCGATACTCATCAAATGAGTCCAGGCTATGTTGTGACCTTCTTACGTTGGTCTAATAGAGATACGTTTAACTATCATCAGCCAGAGACCGATGCTATTAGAATTATCAAAGACCTAGATAGGGTTAAGAAAGATAATTTAGACGTAAGAAAGCCACTTGTTGTTTATAATGATGCTATCAAGGTAGATGTTAACAATAGTAAAAAATCCTTAAATCCAACAACCACAATTATATTAAAAGGTGGAGATATTAATTACTCTACCGCAGTCCATCCTGGGGATTTCATATTAGTAAATATGCTAACTTGGGAAACAGACGCTGAAAGAGTTAGAGACAAAGCTATCGCCCTACAACCTATCAATGAGAAAGATGATGGGTTTAAGGGTGTTTTTAAAATCCAAAACGTAGTTAAACATATTGTTACGGATGAAAACTCAGGAGTTAAAACATTAACTTATATCGTTACTGGCGCTGGATTTACAGAGTTTGGTAATATTATATACTACAACCCAGCCATCTCAGCTGCCTTTGCTAAAGAAGGTACTTTAATGTATCAATCTGCAATAGGTGAGGAAATAACTAGAGCTATTAAAAGTAAAAATGATATTGATTCTATTATGAAGACACTATTTAAAGTGTTGATTGGCTTACCTATTAAGGCAGACAATAAAGGTGAAATAAATGATTTTGGCAACTCTCAATTCAGAGTTCCTTCAACTTTAGGTAACTTATTAGGTAAACCTTCCATGAAGTACGCTTCTGATATGTTTGATTATATTATAGGAATATGGACTGATAGTAAAACTATTAGAAGCTTTGACGCTTTTCAAAACGGTTTTAATCCTGGCTTTGTTAGGGATGGGGCTGATAATTTTTTTAAAACAACGTTGGCAGGTAATCCTATAAAAGGAAATAAAAAGATTGATTTAGGAAATTTTAACAGTAATACAACTTGGTCAATATTAAACGGATATCTTAATGGTGTTATAAATGAAATGTATACAACATATAGAATAACTCCATCTGGAAAAATACAGCCAGTCGTGATTGTTAGGCAAAAACCTTTTACAACTCCTCACTTTAAAGCTCCAACAGATACGCCAGTAACTAGATATATGAAACTACCTAGGTGGAGGATAAACTCGAGACTTTTATACGACCTGCAAACATCTAAAAATGATTCGTTTCGTTTTAATTTTGTACAAGTGTTTACTAGAACTGTTGTAGATGCTAGCGTTAAGGCGATTGATCAGGCTAGTCAAATAGCCTACAAGAACTTTGTAGTTGATGAGGGTGATATTCAAAGAAACGGACTTAGAACTTATATAAAAACAGCAAACTTTGACTTCCCAGGAGAAGATAAGCCCAATACAAGATTAAGAGCTAAAGAGTGGTCACAACTATTGGCAGATTGGGTAATTGACGGTAACCTAAAGGAATCAGGTACGGCAACGTTTGCTGGAATACAAGAATCTATATCTGTAGGTGATAATATCGAAATCGATGGTATTATATATCATATAGAGAATGTTCATCACTCGCTACACATATTACCTTCTGGAAAGAAGAAGTTTAGAACAAAGATAGCAATCTCTTACGGAATGGACGTTAGGTCGTCAAAAGATGGACCAGTATATGCAAATATGGACCACACAGACGCTTACACTGAAGGGTTAAGAGATGCCGCTAATGAAGGGCTACTACCAGGAACTTCAGACACTCAAAATATCAGAGGTAGAGTTGATGGTGAAGAGGTGAGAGAAACTAGGCAGCAATCTTTCACTCCTAGTAATCTAAGAAATAAAAAAGGAGATTTGTAGATGTATAATCCAACGCTACCGTCATCCTTATTAGATGAAAGACTAGAGGGCGACGTAGATTTTTCATACTTGTCTAAGATGTTTAATAATGACTCTTTAAGACTAGGAGTTGTTTTAGAGATTACTGATATTGAGGATGAAGATAATCAGTCAGGTATTGCTCCTGAATATAAGGTTATGACTATTGAGCAAAACAAAGAAGGCAGTATATCTAGCGTTGAGTATAAAAACTGCATTAGATTAAACGCCTTAGGTGGAATTGCAGACTATATGTTTGCGAAACTAAGAACCCCTACGGACGCTACCAAGGTTAAGAACTCAGCCTCTATAAAGAAACAGGAAGGCTCTATAGTTTTAATTATGTGTCTAGATGGAAACTCTGAGAAGGGAATAATCTTAGGCTCGTTAGATCACCCTGAAGGGACTAGACTCTCTAAAGAACTAGGTCATCATTTAGAAGGTGAGTTTAATGGAGTTAATTGGGCAATAAATAAAGAAGGTGCTTTAACCGTTACTTTCAAGTCAGCAACAGACTCTAAAGGTAAACAGTCAGACGAAGAAGCAGCCGGCGCTAACTTTAAAATAGAAAAAGATGGCTCAGTAGAGCTTGGTAGTGGCAACGTTGAAAAGATAAGGCTTGATAAGACTAATAAAACAGCTAGCATTGCTGCTGAAGCAGACGTTAGCATATCAAGCACTACTAAAAGTATTAATGTAACGGCTGGAGAGTCGGTAAACGTAAAGGCTACAAAAGATTTAATAGCGGCGGCTGAAGGTAAGGCTTCTATTACGGTGGCGCAAACTTTTGATATAGAAGCTAAAGGCGCTGCAAACGTTAAAGTTAAAGAATTAAAAGTAGAGTCTAAATCCATGATAAAAATGAAGGCTCAATCTTTAGTAGATATTGAAGGCTCATCTGCAATAAATCTGAAAGCGCCTACGGTAGGTATTGGACCGTCGCCTTCAGAGCCGGCTTTGTTGGCTTTTCAGTTGATTGTGTTGGGTGTTGGTAACCTTTCAGCTCCTGTGGTTAGTACAGCTATTGCTGGATTCAGCACTTCAGTAACGCTTAGCTCTTAAAGTTTGTAGGTAATGGCAATCTTTAAGTAGGAGGATTACCATGACCGAAACAGAACATAAAATATGCAATAAATGCGAACACTTACAGCCTATAGAGAACTACACTAAAGAGAAAAAACCAGATGGTTCTTATTATTTTCGCAAAAAATGTAAAAGATGTAGAAACAAACAAAGAAGAGACAACCAAAAGGAAACTAATTATTGGTCAAAAAGATACCAATCTATGTCTGAAGAGGATAGAAAGGCGTATATAAAGAAAAAATCATTACAAAATCAGGAAAGATTTAAAACAAACCCAGAAGCTTTAAAGAATAAAAAAAAATATGAAAAGTCAGATAAGGGAATTTACAATAGATATAGAAACGAATGCAACAGAAGAGGTCGTCTTAAACGAGGTATAAAGGTGCTTATTGAATTTGATGACTTTCAAAAATTAATTAACGATAAATGTTATTACTGTAATAAGGATAATTGTAGAGGTGTTGATAGGGTATGTGCAGATGGAAATTATGAATTAAATAACGTAAAATCTTGCTGTAATATATGTAATCAAATGAAAAACAATATGACTCATGACGATTTTTTAGATCATATTGATCAAATTCTACTAACAATGAGATTATCTTCATAGGAGTTAATATGTATGATAAATTAAAACACATGCTAATGGTAAATTTGATGAATCTAGGTATTGTCAAAACAATATCAATATCTTCGGACCTTTTTAATAAACTGTCTGAAAACGAAGTAAGTTATTTAGAGGGTATGTTAAGCTGTTCTTCTAAAATCAAATGGATAATATCCAACGATAAGAAAGAGCACATCGAATTTATTTACTCTCAATACCCAAAGAGTGAGAGAGATGGTACGACCATTAATATATGAGTTTAAATGTAAATGCGGTAAGTATTTTCTATACAGCCTAAGAGATGGACCAGATTTTAGGTGCTACGGCTGTAAATCAAACACTACTCTTGAAGACGTTGAGAAAGAATTAAGAGAAATGTCTGAAGAAGAATACCAATCGTTTATGCAAGATATTGAAGAATACGAACGAGATGGAGAATAAAATGAAAAAGATGAAGAATACGAACATGGCTAACATTGATGTTAACATGATGCAAGAGCTAGAAAATGTTTTTGGTGAAAAGCCTGAAATGACTCCAGAGCAGTTTTGCTATTGGCTACAGGGTTTTTGTGAAATGACCAAAACTAAAGAGATGGATGAAGATCAATTCAAAATGCTTAAAGAGCATCTTGCTTTAGTGTTTAATAAAGTGACTCCAAGTTTAATGCCAAACATTACTTGCTCTGCCACCACAATAACACCTAGCGAACAGATCACGGTAAACGATATTGACTTTACTAAAGTTGCAACAGAAGCGAAGTACTGCTAATGAAACCTTATAAAAAAAGAGCTAGAGCACATGGCTGCTGGGGTAAAGACTATAAAGAGCAAAAGAATCGCTCTGAACGTAACTACGCCAAGAAAGAAATTAGTCAAGCTGAACAAGAACATCTAGAAGGAGATGATTTTAGATACTCTTTCTATTCTAGAAGTAGAATTCCTAAAAGAGATCGAAAGATTGCTTGGTACGAAAAGACAATTGAAGCGTGGGAGCAGTCTAAACATTATTATAAACATAACTGCTCCAGTTGGTATGGTCGTACTTTAATGTCTTTTAAAGACAAATTAAAGAAACTCAAAAAAGAGAGAGAAGATGAGCAAGGAAATTAAAAAAGAACTGGATAAGTAATGGAGATGATTGTAGGTTTATTGATATTTGTCTTAGTCTTCTGGAAAGACCGTAAAACCCTGCATTTTGATCTTAACGTCGTTCAAAAATTCATCACATTAATGATATTATTCACGTTCGCTAGATTCACACTACTAAGCGTTCTATCTGACTTTGGTCTAAATATATTCGATCTTAATAAAGGTATTGAAACCCTTTCCTTCTGGCGGCTAGCTTTGGTTTTTTGGGAAGATGCATTTTTTGCTTTACCAATATATTATATGGTTGATAAGTGGAAGTGGTCTAAATACATATGGATGCCGATAGCAGCCGTCTTGAGTATTAGATTTGGGTTAGGTCATATCTATCAATTTGAACTAGCCTATATTGCATCTTTACTAATACCTTACGCCGTCTTTTATCGAATGGGTAGGAAGTACGGCTTTGGAACTACTATGACGTGTCATATTTTATTTGATATGTTTACAATAATAACATTCAAACTATCCCCTATTGTGGTATTATAAATAAACGTTAGTAGTTTAATAAAAAACGCTTCCCCGAGGGATAGAGATGCGGCTGGGATTCCCGTCTAACGTTTTCCTGTAAGCCCTTGTAAACTCAAGGCTATAACCTCCTGAATAGGGGGTTTTTTTTCGCCCAAATTTCTATCAAAGTGTGGTATTATATAGTATGGTTGAGATTAATAAAGATTATAAATTCATAGGAGTAGATATGGCAGAAGGTTAGACAAGACAGTAATTCAAGTTACAGATTTAGTAAAAACAGAGTCATCTAATGTTAATGAAGTGGCGTATTGTGACAATTCAAACACAGCTTTTGTATCGTTTAAGAACGGTTCTTTGTATCGATATGAGGGCGTTAGTCGTGAAGACTTTGAAACTCTCAGAAATGCAGAGTCTGTCGGTAAGTATTTAGGAGCTATATTTTTAAAGAAAGGCTTTGAATATCAAAAACTTGAAAATGCTGAGCTGCTAGATATTTCTTTAGGTTTTAAAGAAGAAACAGAAGAGGGCTAGGATAAAAGATGAATATTCATTCTCAAGATAAAAAATTCTTAGAAAAGCTTAAAGAGATGAGTTTCATGCGTGTGCGTGTAGGTTCACACCTATACGATATGAACGGTAAAGATTCTGACATAGATTATCTTTATTTGTATGTGAAACCAAAAGAACTTGCGAATAGCTTCTCTTGGGAGCACCACCAGCTACAATTTAAAGAGGATGGGATTGATCATAATTTCACAGACTTGCATTCGTTTATTCGTAATATTATGACAGGTGATTCTACTATTAACTTTGAAGCGCTTCATTCAGAAGAGTTCAAGAACAACCCTAAAGTAAAATTCTTATATGAGAATCGTAAGTGGTTCTACTCATACAATATCATTAGGTCTTATCTTGGTCTGTCTCGTAGAGACCTTAAGATGTGTACAAAAGTTAGACCAAAAGTGGATGGAATAAACCACAAGAAACTTTACCATGCGTGCCGTGGCATGAGAGCGGCAGAACATCTAATGAAAGGCGCTTATGAAAATGTTGTGTCTGATATGTTATTTTCTAAGTACTTAAGAGAGATTAAAGACGGTAAGATATTAAAATATGAAGCTAGAGAACTCATTAAAGCTACAGATAACTGTATAGGACACACTAGAGAAGAACTTAATAAAAAGTTTGAAGACGGACTAATACCAAGGGTTATGAGTGTATATTATATGGAATTATTAGATGTCTGGTTGAAAGGTTTTACTAACCAACACCAAAAACATTTTGACTTTGATTGTCGTTATTTTTACAACGCTCTTGAGGAGGGTATTAAATATGATTAATCCATTTAAATATGTGCCGGTTAGAACTAACCAATATCTCTACGGCAAAGATTTTTTGGAGACTAGATGGGGTATTGTTATCTATGAGGCTAACTATGAAATAAAGCCATTGGGAGCTGTAGCTTTAGTTCCTAAAGACACTTATAAAAAAATTAAAGCTTTTTTAAAGCCCGTTGAAGGGCAGTACGAGTGGCAAAAGATGACGGACGGTGTTACCAAAGCAATGGATGTTTATATAAAAGATGCTGATAAATATCAACATCCTATCGGTATTGATAGAGATAGTCTTGTTAAACTACATAAGCATGTTGCAGATCAATGGAAAGAAAGAATCTCTCACTCCAGCGGCTATACTTTGTTGCAATATAACGTTAGAGCATCGTTTTTTAGAAGTGGCTTTTTAAGACAAATGGTTAGTCATAGCGACTGGTATGAAGCTCCGCTAAAACCTCATAGATATGGTGGAGAAGAATTCACCAAAACTACCTATTTAAAATATTTTATGGCTCACTACGGTTCGATAGTTTATTGTAAAGTTATGAACTTTTTCAATCGTAAAAAGATCGCAAAAGATAAGGCTGAGCAACTAGCAAAACATAAGAGTGGCTTCTATGATTAATCCAGAAGATATTGCTGAAAATGTTGCTGAAGGTATTAGAAACATATTGAGCCTCAATCTTGGTAAAAAATCAGACGAAGAAAGATGCGTTAACATTAAAGGACAGGTAGACGCCTTTCTTTTTGATTTTATGTATGTTAATAGATTAGCAAAAGTGCCAATAGTTAGGGTTGTAAATGAAGGTCCGTTCATTACAATTAATTTTTTCGATAAAGAGGATAACCGATTAGAATCAGTACCAGATATGATTAAATATATGGAATTAGAATAACTGTGGTATTATACGATACCAAACTAATTAGTCACAAAGGAGATTATCATGGCTAAAAATAACACTCTTCGCAACGCAGGAAAAGCTTTCACAACAAATGAGGAAGCAATTCTTCTCAGTAGCGCAGGTCTTCTACCTGCAACCCAAATTGCTCTTAAGCTTGGTCGTACAGTAAAAGCTGTCCGTCGTAAAGCTGAAAAATTTGGACTACTTTTAACAGTTAAGTAACAAAGTGTGGATAGGACGCATTTCCACATTGGGTCGTCCGTGGTGATAAGTGGGATTTAGGTCACCGTTATTAAAAAAGGAGAAAACATGGACTTTACAAGATATCAATCAATAGATAATTCTTACAGGCTTAAAACAATTGGCTATATTCAGGAAGGACTTCCAGGCGCTACTTTTGTAGTTCAAGAGAAGATTCACGGCTCGAACTTCGGTGCTTTCACTGACGGTGAAGAAGTTAAGTTTGGCAAGATAGGTTCCTTTCTAAAAGAAGGCGATAGTTTCTATAACTATGAAGTTAACGTTGATATTGCAGAATACTCTCGTAAGATTAAAGAAATGTTTGAATTTGCAAAGAGAGGGCATCCTCATATAAAACAATTAGAAATTCGTGGTGAAATTTGTGGCGGTTCATACCCTCATCCTGACGTTGAAAAAGTGGCTGGAGTTAGTAGGGTTCAAAGTGAAGTATTGTATAGCCCAAATATTCATGTTTTAGCGTTTGATATTAAAATTGATGGCGAGTTTGTAAATATGAATGTTTTTACTACATTGTGTGAACAGTTTGATATTCCTTACTTACCACTTCTTTTTAAAGGTACTTTGGAAGAATGTCTAAACTATTCAAATGAATACCCACCACACCTACCAGGACTTTTAGGATTACCTCCTATTGAAGATAATGTGTGTGAAGGTAACGTTATTAAACCACTAATAACTGCTAGATTTGATAACGGTAAGCGAGTTGTTGTTAAAAACAAAAACGCTAAATTCTCAGAGAAGTCTGGTCAAAAAGGTACTCCACAATCTAAAGACCCAGTTCCTCAACATGTTATGGATATGATGGAAAAGGGTAGCATATACGTGTGTGAGAATAGACTCAAAAACGTTTTATCTCACATCGGTGGGGTTCAGCAAAATGAGTTTGGTAAAATCCTAGGATTAATGTCTAAAGATGTTATTGAAGATTTTGTTAAAGATGAGCCAGAATTTCTAGAAATGGATAGGAAAGAGCGTAAAGAAGTAACTCGATTCTTAAACGGTAAGATCGGCTTTCTAATTAGAGGTAACTTTTCCAATATCATTGATGGAACTTACTGTTGAAAATTAAACTATACAGACATACCGTAAAAAAGACGGAATACTTACATAAATCTAGCGGTCACAGTCCTAGGTATTACTATCACCAAACTAATTGGGATTCAATATCTACATACGTCCCAGGTCTAGACTATGAAATAGTACTGACTGAGGAAAAAGAAATTGAGGTTGCAGAAAAATGCATCAGAAGAAAGAAAAATGAAAAAAGTTGAATGTAAAAACCCTAGAGTTACCGAATTAAAGAAAGGTGATACTAGGAGACATATCAACGCCACTAGCTTTAAAAAGATCATGAAAAACGGTTTAAAATACTGTGCTTGGTGCGGTGAAAATAGAGTGACAGGTAGAAGAAAATACTGCAATGACGCCTGTAGAGATAACTGCTATGCGTTTTGTATGCCTCAAAAAGAACACGGCTTAGAGTACCACCTTCAGTCTCAAGACTTCAAATGCGCTGACTGTGCCTTTGACTATAGACAGACGATGGATAAAATGGATGCAGCCTACAAAAAGAGAAATCTAGTAGGATGGAGTGAAAGTAAATTAGCCGCCAACCCTTGGTATTTTGGTAGACTTAAAAACCTAGTAGAAAAAGAGTTTGGTAGAAAGAAAAAGCCAGAGGTTGATCATATTGTACCAATAGCCTTAGGTGGAGACGTAGTTGGTTTCGATAACCATCAAGTCCTTTGCTATGAATGTCATAAAAACAAAACCAAGACCGATATAGGAGATATAGCCAAACATAGGCGAGAAAAAAATGAAGTCGAAGTTTAAATACGGTGATAAAGTCCTTGCCGGACACCATAAGGGTAAGGTTGTTTCGGTTCGCTTTGTGAACAGCACATATCTTTGCGCCGTCAGATTTGATGACTTAAAACTAATCCCTCGAGAGATGGAGTATGAAGAGTTTTATTTAAAGTTTCAGCACGAGTGGGATGAGGTTTGCCCAAGCTGTGGCGATAGATGGAATATCTCTAAATTTAGAATGCATGTATGGAAAGACTGTCTTAAATGTAAAAAAACTCAAGAGGAGCTTGAAAATGGTTAGACAAAGATTAGTTGATCAGTGGCTACAAATGCAAGGCTGTCATACAGATATGGATGATGATATTATGTATACCGACAGTGAAGGTAAGCAAAAAATTATCGGTCACTTAAACGGATACGAAATCACAAATAACAGTGACGGCTCCACCGATCTTCATGTTGACATCACAGCTCACCACAAGATTGAATTTCTAAATATTAAATGCGTTATAAGTAGAAATGGTGTGGAGGTTGAATGAAAGAACCTCAAATTTATATAACAGACTGGAATCACTTTTATAAGTATTGTGACAAGAAGGCTAAGACTGCTGACTGTCGTATTAATAATAAAGGCTGGGGCAAGCTCAGAGAATATCACTTAGAAAACTATCTCAAAAGAGTGCAAAACCCTTACGGTTTTTTATTTAATATTAAGTTCAACTATAAATATTTATACAATAAAAACCAATGCTTATCTAAGTTTTTCCATAAATATTCAAGAATACGAAAAAAATCGTTTGACTCCATAGGTAAATCTGTGGTAGAATTTCCATCATGGAAAGGTTTCTTAAGGAGGAACGATTGAATTCTAAACTACAACATATATTCTACCTACTAGGTCTCCACTCTCCCAACAACTACTTGGTTGGCGGCTGCGTTAGAGACGGATTTTTAGGCGGCGATATTAAAGATTACGATATCGTTACAGACGTTCCTATGGATGTGTCTAGAAAAACGCTTGAAGACTACGGTTGGAAGGTTAAAGAGTGTGGAGAGGCTTTTTTAGTTCTTAACGTTAGTAAGGATGGAGAGCAGTATGAAATCGCTAACTTTCGTAAGGAAGGTGTTTACCTGGACGGTAGAAGACCTGCCAACGTTGAGATCGGAACTATCGAAGAAGACGCTCAAAGAAGAGACTTTACAATCAACGCCTTATATGAAAACCCTGTAACTGGTCAAATCTTGGACCCTACAGGCAAAGGCTTGTCTGACATTAAAAATAGAGTACTTAGATTCATCGGTAAACCTAAAGAACGTATTAAAGAAGACTACTTAAGAGTTTTTAGATTTTATCGATTTTTAGCTTGCAAAGAACTAGTCTCTGACGTAAAATCAATGAAAGCATGTAGGCAGTACTTTAATGAAGCTTACGAAAACACAACGCCTGAACGAGTTAGGCTAGAAATGGAAAGGATGATATGAGAAAGTATTTTACAAACAAAGGTTACCCTTTAACTTTAAATGATCTAGATGGCTGTAGGAGTCATTTAATCGAGATTGAAGAATTAGATATTGATGATATGGAAGTAAAAGTATCAGACGTATCCAACGCCGTTAATCACGCTAGTCACTCTGATAAGTTGATATTTGAAGATGGGCTTCGTAAGGGTTTTTACTTACCTTATATTGAAAAGGGATATTAATGGAATTCACAGTAGCAAATTTAGTTAAATGGTTCCAGCTTAAACACTCTAAGATTGTTAAGGCTATGATAGAGTCTAATCATCACTACGATGCAGAATTTCTATTAAATCCTTATCATCTGGAAGGTGACGTATGGACTCATACTATGATGGTTGTATTAGAAGCTTCTAAACTAAAAAAGAAGCTGGATGGAAATATGTATAATCATGTTTTAGTATCAGCCTTACTTCACGATATTGGAAAACCCTTAGCTCGTAAGGTAAGTAAAGAGAAGAAGCGTGTGCATTTCTGGGGTCATGAGCCGATCTCTGCCTTTCTTTGTATATCTATCTTAAAAGATATTGAGAAAGAGTTTAATATAAAATTAAACCATAGACTTATTATAGAAGCTATCGCAATGCATACGGATGTTTACAACGTTCCTAGAGAAAAACTGGCAGATAGGCTTATTAAAAACCAACCGTTAGCAGACCTATTAAGCTACTTATCTTCCGCAGACTACGCTGGGCGTTTTTTTGAAATGGGTGAAAGAGATATGGAACATATTGAAGTAAAACCTTCAAGTGGACTGTACGCACCAAAAGAAACCAAAGAAGTTGTTTGTATGATCGGATTACCTTGCTCTGGTAAAAGTACAGTTCTTAAGGATATGAAGGAGCAGCATGAAGGTTATGTTGTATTATCTCGAGACGATATTGTAATGGAGCTTGGTCGCAGAACGTCTTTCAACCTTTCATACAATGAAGCGTTCAAATTAGTTGATCAGAAAGAAGTTGATAAAATGTTCCAAGGTCGTCGTAGTACTTATATTAAATTAGGATTAAACGTCATAATAGATATGACAAATATGGGGCGTAAGGCTCGTAGAAGGAATATGCAGGGCTTTAAAGACTATTATAAGACAGCCCATGTATGTATGACTGACCTCGCCACGATTCGCCATAGAAACGAACACAGAGCCGGTAAGGTACTCCCTCAGCGTGTGTTTGAAAATATGACTAATAGTTTCCAGCCGCCTTTGTATGATGAGTTTGATCATATTGATTGGACGATCACTTGAAACAGTTTGAAGTAAACAATTTAGTAGACGCTACAAGCCTATGTCGGGATTTTGACGTAGATATTTTGTTTACTTATTCTGATGAGGGTTCTGAGGTTGACGTTAAGAAGAGAGAAATAATTATAGATTTAGAGGGCGTCAATTCTTTAAATCTATTTTGGAGCTTAGTGTTTCATGAGCTATGTCATATTAAATGCTATGATGAAGATAAGTACTCGATATTTCATAAAAACACGCTTCCAAAAAAAGAGATGTATCAATATATGTTAAAAAATGGCTTGCGTATTGAGCGTTTTGTTGATAAAATGGCAGCTAAGATGATGAAGCAATACCTTCCTCGTCGAACCTATAAGTACTCTTATATAGATCAGGTTGATATTGACTACTTCTATAATTGGGTTAAGGAAGGATATGAATAAGGATTGTAAAAAATTTATTGATGAATTTCATGAGCTACACCCTGGTAGAGAGATTATCTTTCTTATCAAAGCCGGCTCTCACTTCTTTGACTTAGCCTCTCCAACGTCTGATACAGACTATAGAGGAATCTATATGCCTTCATTAGAAGAGTTTTATAACGGCGAATCCAAGCGTAAGTTCTTTGAAAGAAAAACGTTAGCTGGAAACAAGACCGGCGTTAAAAATACTAAAGAAGATACAGATATGTATTTATTTTCATACACTTTTTTCTTAGACCTTTTAAAGCGTGGCGACTTTAACTGTATGGAAATGCTTCACGCTCCTGACGATAAGATACTAATTAACTCTGAAGAGATGCAATATCTATCTATTATTAGGAAAACTTTGCTAGTAAATGATATCTCAGCCTTTCTAGGTTTTATTAAAAGAGAGTATCGTCGATACGGCGTTAATATAAATCACTATAAAATACAAAAAGAGTTTGCAGACTTTCTAAGACCCTACCTACCTCACACAAAGTTAGAGGATATCTGGTCTGAAATTAAGGAGTATGCGAAAGACGACCCTCAAATTGTTTTCACAACATCCTTAACAGGAAATAACAATAGAGTTCCAACGTTGAAGATTGCACAGAGAATGTACCAAAACACTGTTAAGGTTGATTATGTTGTAAAAGGTATCGACTCTAGACTGAAAAAGTATGGTCACAGGCAAAAGAATATGGCTAAGGCTGGCGTGGAGTTTAAGGGACTTTATCACGCATTAAGATTAATATATGAAGCAAATGATCTCTATGATCACGGTGAGCTTAAGTTTCCTTTCGACAAGAAACGTCATAAGGTATTGAAATCTATTAAGGATGGAACTGCTAAGAAAAACTATATTTTTAAGTTGATTGACTCTGAGATTGATAAGCTGTATGATCGTGAAAAAGAAACAATTACCAATAGACCTTCTATTGAGTATAGAGTTAATAAGCTTTTATTCAATATAGAAGGTAAGGCAAAAATTAAGTATTTAACGGAGGGTCAGGATGACAGAGCCAAAATTTCCTGAAGGCGTTGATAACGCTATTTTTTCATTAGGACCAGGGCAATATATTGCAAAAACTACAGACGAAGGTTTGCAGATTAAAAAAGTTCACGGAAATGGTTGGACAATGCCAGTCCATAGCTTGTTTGAAAAAGTTTTATACTTATTTACAGGTAGACTTAAAGGTGTTAAGGTTATTAATCAGGAGGTAAAGCGTGAAAAAGTATGAGCCGGATTTTAAACAATTAGACAAGCTAACTAAAGAAGGGTTTATTAGAAAAGTAATATCTCCTTGCGGTAGGTTATTTTTGTATAACTATACTGATAAATGTACTTACGAGAAGAAGTGGAATAAACACACTTTAAACGCTCGTGGAACTGTCTATGAGGTGGAAACAGGCAATGTTGTTGCAATGGCTTTCCCTAAGTTTTTTAACTTTGGAGAGCTGTCTGTATCACAGCAAAGAAATCTTTTAAAACAAACTGATTTTCAATCTTTTGAAAAATTTGACGGTTCTTTTGGTTTAGTTTTTAATTATAAAGGCGAATGGATGTGTACAACTCGTGGCTCATTCACGTCAGATCAAGCCTTAAAAGCTGCTCAGATGCTTAAAGAAAAATACAACGGCTTGAAACAAGTACCTGAATGGCTTAATTTAAGAGTAGAAATTATCTATCCTGAAAATAGGATAATTGTAGATTATGGTGATCGTGAAGCGTTAGTGTTACTGTCTGTTTATGATCTAGGAACGAATTCTGAAATATCATTGGGTAATTCATACTTGTTTTCTAATATGGAAAACTGTCGAAAGCACGTATTTGGAACTATCGATCAACTTATTGAAGCTCAATCAAAGCTAGGTAAGATGGAAGAGGGTTTTGTAGTCCGTTTTGCAAATGGTTTTAGGTGTAAATTTAAATCAGCAGCCTACCTAAAGATTGCTAGGATTATTTCAAACATGACACCTTTAGCTTTTTGGAAGGCTATGACTAATGGTAAAGTTAGTCCAAGCGTGCTTGAAGAGATTCCAGAAGAGTTTAGAGAAGCGTCTGATAAGATTCAAAGCGGTCTAAGGCTAGCTTATTTTAAAGTTTCTAATGAAATACAGGAAGATTATCACTACGCCGTAGAGTCTATTGGCGGTATTAATAGTATTGAAGAAAGCAGAAAAGACTTGGGTATTTTCATCCAACTTCATGGAAAAGAGATGAAACATCCTGGCGCTATCTTCCCTAAGCTGCTGAATAAAGGTTTAGAAAAATATATTATGAAAGAAATTAGACCGAAAGGTAATGAAATTGTGGTATAATATAATAGGGCTGTAGCTCAGTAGGAGAGCTGGGAGAGTTGCTATCAGCTGTAGACTTAGTCCTGTGCGGTGGTGCAAATCCACCCAGCCCTACCAAATAAGGAGAATTTTTATGCATAATCAATATGACGGTCAATGTTATTTTTCACTTCCAAAAGATTTTTTTGACAAATTGCCTAAATCTTTACAAAAAAGTTTATCAGAACATATTTCTAGATATAGTATTTTAAGTACATTTCCATTAAACCCTCTCCCACACTTTCAACAAATACCTGGCGGTCAGGATGTGATGAAGCAAGGGTGTCTTCTACTTTTAGACAAGGCTGACTATCATGTTATTAGCGGCGTTGGTAGGTCTTTTGCTGAATCTACCGGCGCTAAAGCACAGGCTGAAAAACTTCAAAAAGACTCTGATGAACTCAAAAAGGTTCAATCATCTATGTCTCACTTGAAAGAATTTATAAAATGATTCCAGAAAATAAGGTGAATAAAAATAGAAAAAGAGAACTTTGGGTTAAACCTGACGGTTCTATATATAGAGTTTATTGGGCTATCAATGCTGAGTTTGGATTATGTTACTCACCTGATTCCGACTATTGTAGTGGGGAATTTTCCAAACATCAACTTGTAGAGTGGGGATATATTAAAAGGTAATTTACCATGATCATATTAACCGACATTCACGGAAACTTTGATACAATGATGGCTCTTCTTGATATGATTCCTCAAGAAGAAAAAGATAAGGGTATTGTTATATGCGGCGATCTGATAGATCGTGGACCAAAATCTATGCAGATTGTAGATTGGTGTATTGAAAATAAAATCCAAGTAGTTAAAGGCAATCATGAAGCTTTTATGATTGATGAGGTAGACTTGGTTATAAACTTTATTAAAAGAGCAGGACTTATCCCTAGAGGTAACGCCGGCTCTTTATGGACCGTTCATGGAGGTTATGAGACGCTTGAATCATACGAAACATATGATGATGAAGCTGTAGACGATAGAGGCGTTCCGATTCGCTTGTTCGACTTTGAAAAACTTAAAAAACATGCCGAGTGGATGGAGAAGCTTCCGTTATTTTTAGAGTTTCCTAATCTTAAAAATGAAGATGGAAGATATTTAGTATTATCACACTCTAATATTGGAAATGTTTGGAAGATGAGAGACTGCCCTAAAGAGATTGAATTTGACGTTCTTTGGGGTCGCCCTCGTAAAATTGACGACGTACCTGAAATCTATAACGTTATAGGTCACACCCCACAAGACTACGGTCCTAGGATACGTAAAACCTATGCTAATATTGATACTGGGTGCTACTATACTAAAGATAATACTAACGGCATGTTAACCGCATTACAATTTCCAGAAATGGTTATATACGAGCATGAAAATATCGATTCTAAGGTTGGTCACGTACCTAGAAAAGGTGTTAGAACTGTTAAAGAGATTAAGCATCGAAAGAAACTACGTAAGGTGAAATAAAAGTTGTGGTATTATATTATAGGGGTTAGTTTAACTTGGTAAAACGGTGGATTGTGATTCCGCTCTCAGGAGTTCGAGTCTCCTACCCCTGACCACAATAAAGGAAAATATTATGAAAAATGTAGAAACATTACATGAATTCACAGAGTTTGAGACTAAGTATAGGACTGAAAAGCTCCTAGAAGACAAGTTTAAATCTATCGTATCTGAAATGGATTATAAGAACTTTGTCTACGCCGAAGGTCCAGACCATTACTATACTAAGCCAGACGGGTCTTTTTTAAGATACCGCAAGGCTGTAACTGAAAAGCGATCTGAAGTAACTCTTAAGGAAAAGCCAACTGGAGCTACTTCTAACATCTCTCGAAAAGAAATTAACTGGAGAGTAGATGGAAACTCTAAAGAAGCTATCCATCAAGGCGCTCTTATGATGGGCTTTACCTTCAACTTCTCTATTTGGAAGACCTGTCACATATATAATTTTAAAGACGCTACGCTAGTTTTTTACTCAGTTAAAGACGATAATGATAAGTATGATTATTTTATTGAAATCGAACTTAATGAGAAGACCATTCACACATTAACTCACAAAGAGGCTATGGATTGTATTAGAAAGTACGAAGAAATCCTATCACCTTTAGGTATCACACACAACAAAAGACTTAAAAAGAGTTTATATGAAATGTATGTTAAAAACATCTCAGAAGAACCTAAAGAAGCAAAGGCTTAACTATGTATAAAAAAGTACCATGCGGTCCTACAGCGTTTTTTGACGTAGATGATACATTATTGATGTGGGACTTACCTGAAGATATGATGTTGAACGATGATCGATTAGTTAGCGTTCAATGTCGAGACGCTCAAGATATGTTACTACCAAACCATCATAATATTCTTCTTTTAAAGAAAATGTCCGTAAGAGGTCACGGTATTGTTGTGTGGTCTGGTGGCGGCAGTGACTGGGCTGAAGCGGTTGTAAAAGCTTTGGAGTTAGAAGATTTTGTTGATGTTGTAACTTCTAAGCCAACATATTATATTGATGATATTGCAAACTCAAAAGAATGGATAGGAAAACATGGATATTTTACAGTAGACGGTAAAAGAATTCATGGCGATAATTTTCCAAGAACTCAAGAAATAAAGGAGAAATAATGATTTTGAGTATATTAGATTTTACCGAGTTGGCGCAAAAAGGTATAACTTCAATAACTTTATCTGAAGATAAATACCAAGAGCTGGTTGATAGTTTTACGCCTAGATTACGCTCTGTAAAGAAAAACGAACTTGAAAAAATTAAAAAATACATATCATGCGTAGAAACAGACTACGGTAGAGTGACTATCAATAAGGAGAAATAAATGGAAGATTGTGAACTTAAAAGTGAAGAAATATTAAACTATGTAGGAGCCTGTGAAGAAACTGAAGAACCTAAAATGGGCGGCGGTCTTCGATACAATAACGGCAAGGCTGAATTACATCAAGTTCCAACTTCTTTAATTTTAGCCGTTGCTAAAACTCTCATGTATGGAGCGCAGAAATACGAAAAAGGTAATTTTAGAAAAGGTATGAGTTGGACTTGTGTTTACGACTGCCTTCAAAGACATATGATGAAATGGCTCGATGGAGAGCAAAACGATGAAGAATCAGGATTACCTCATCTTTATCATGCTGCATGTAATATTGCATTTCTAATTGAATATGCTGAAACTTGCCCAGAGTTAGATGATAGGTTTAAAGCAGCTCCTATTAATCAATCTAAGGATTCTTTTGACAAAATAAACTACTCTTCATACAAAAAAGATGAGTGATAAGTTTTGCTATTCTTGTTTGTTGGACTTACCTAAAAGTTCGTTTGGTAGGGATAAACGAACTTTAGATGGTTTGAGGAGTAACTGTAAAGAATGTAGGAATAAATACGAAAAAGCTTTAAGAGATGGTAATTTAGAATACAAAATAAGACAACAAGAGAATAGAAATAAATGGGCGTTAAAAAATCCAGACAAGGTAAGAGAATTAAAAAGAAAACACAATAAAGGAATAAAACCTAGCGTTCGCAGAGAACAGGCTTTAAAACATAAGTTTAACATTACTCAAGATGATTATGAAAAAATGTTACAGTCTCAAGACGGGCTTTGTAGGATTTGTCATAAAGAATCTAATAACAAGGTTCAGAAACACTTTCATGTAGACCATAATCACGAGACTGGAAAAATTAGAGGATTATTGTGTAATAAATGTAACATGGGACTGGGTATGTTTAACGATAATAAAGACTTAATCAAAAAAGCAATGGATTATTTAGAAAGATATGATGGATAATATCTAACCAATAAAAAAGGAAAAATATGGAATCGAAAGAATATAAAAAACAAGCACTCAGAACAAATACTCCAGATATTGAGGGAGTGTCACAAAGAATCTTAAACGGATTTTCTAAGGATTCTAAAAAAGTTATCAACTTAACCGTAACCCATGAAAAAGCTAAGGCTAAGATTGATTTACTTCACGCCTCTATGGGTCTTGTAACTGAAGCCGGAGAATTCCAAGATGCTCTCAAGAAACACTTCTTTTACGGAAAAGAGCTAGATTTAGTTAATTTGAAGGAAGAAATTGGAGACTGCCTCTGGTATTGCGCAGTGGCTTTGGACGCCTTAGGGACTGATTTTGAGGCTGTGATGCAGACAAATATCAATAAGCTCAACGCTAGATATCCCGAAAAATTCTCAGAAGATCAAGCTATTAATCGAGATGTTGCTGCTGAGCGTGAAATCCTGAAGAAATGACAATCTTTAACTATATCCCATCTATTAATTCTCAATAAAATCAGGTATCTATGGCATTAACTTCGGCTGAGCGCATTGAAATTTCAAAGAAAATCATCGAAATTCCTTTGCAGAACGCAGCTTTTGATTCGGTTAAAGCCACAATGGTCGCCGCCAAAGTCGATCTCACTAATGAAGATAACGCTAATAAGAGTTTAATGGATACTGAGACGGCTCTAGTGAACGCCTATCAGTCAGAGTTCACAAATCTTGACGGCAACGTTAGAACTGTTTTGTTAGAGCAGGACGTTATTGACGGCGCTAATAGAATCTTCCAGAACTTTTTCTTTCCAAACGATAACTTAACAGTACTTCCAAACGTTCCAGACGGAGTGTGGAAGTTTCTATCTCCCTTTTCAGGCTCCGTTGCTATTGGTAAAGACTATCTAGAAGCAATCCCAAGCACAACAGTATTAGAGCAAGATAAAATAGATGATATTAATACTGAGATTACAACCATAGAGAGTGAACCTCAACCTCATCAATCTACAGGTAAAGAGTGTATTAATGGAGGTTTTTGTACAGGAGAGTCTAGCCCTCCTCAAGTAACTGAAGGAGCTTGTACAGGAGATGGTGGTAGCTGGACGCCTGGCGCTGATACTTATGCGAACGAAACGGTTATCCAAACAGCCTTAACAGATATTACTACAAATATAAACGCTTGGAGAAGTTTCTTAGTTACTGAGAAAGCTTTTATTCCAACGGCTGATACAGATGCTGGAAGACAAGCTCAAAACGATACGGCTATTGCTGATATTGATAATGTAATCTCTATCATCGATACTTGGCTAGCTTTAGATGATTGGGATACTACAACTTCCTTACCGACTGGAGATGACGGAGCCGGCTGTGCTTTGTACGACGCTTTAGATAATACAGATTTTGCAGCTAGTAAGCTGCGATCTAATGAGTTGGCTGCTATTAAAACTGAAATCACAGCCAGACAATCCTTTATAACTACCAGAGAATCTCAACTAACAACAAATCTAGGAGCTGTCGGTCAAAACCTGGCGACTGGAGAGATTAATGGAACTGGAACTGGTCTGTACGACTCTAGATTTAAGGCTATTAATGTTAGATTGAATTTACTTGGCGGCTCTCTTAATAGAAAACTTTCTAACGAAAGAGGTCAAGACGCTCAAGATGATATGAAAGACACTAATGATGCGGCTTCTGCTTTATACAACGCCGCTATGAAAGCTACTAAATTTAGAGCGCCGGCTGCTAATACTGGAACTATCCATGTAATGGACGCCTCATTGTTTAGCGCTAGTGATACTGTATTTGTAGTTGCTGATAAACAAACAGAACTTACTGGAACAATATCTAGCATTGTTAATAACACTGTATTCTTGGACTTTACAATTCCAGAGAAATATACTCATGAGAATAATGGTAGACTTTATAAGGTTTTATAATTATTTGCAGATCGCAAGGTAGTTATCACTAGTCTTTTTAATAAATATTTTCAAGCAAGTCTCATACTCTTCTAAACATCTTACTTTCATTCTAGCTAGTGTTTCACTATCTTTCTTACCCCAGTTATTAGTTTCATTAACAACCTCTGGCTCTTCACACTTCTCACTAGAAGGGTTTCTTTCCGTAAAGTTTTTATCAACATAATTAAACCACTGATGTCTATCAAACAGCTCTTCTATATAGTAGTAAAAATGCTTATTAACACAGTGCTCTCCCATCATCTGAGGGTGCATAAAAGAAGCTGGACATCCGTCTGATAGGTAGTGCTTCTCTTGAAATATCCCTAATTTAAACCCAACGTCTTCTAGCCAAGCTCTAAAATCTCCCTGAACAGGTCTGTAAGTATGACCTCTTCTTAAAATACAATGTCCTAACTCATGAAATACTAGCTCCATTTTTTCCATAGGAGACGTTGTTTGTCTCCACCAACTAGCGGATATATCAATTTCCATAATAAATGGATGACATACGCCAACAGTATTGCCTTTTTTTGAAAGATCACGAAAGCCCATAGTAAGTCTTTTGAATTTTTTTTCTGTAACCTTTCCTCTAGATGCAAAAATAAACTCTTTAATGTAAGGCTCAAACTCTTTATTTATAGAGTCGTGCTTCTTTATTAGTCTTATTTCAAGAGAAGAGTTAGAGCAAGATACAGGTATTAGAATACATAGTAAGAATATTAATTTTTTCACCTTTTCACCTTCGGTCTAATCAATTTACACCTGCTGCAAACATCTCTTCCTCTTTGGGTTTTCCATTCATGCCCAAAATAACACAACTCTTCCACCATAAGAAATGTAAGATAAAGAAGTACCAATATAGATATACCCATCATAAGATATCTGCCGCTATATCTGCTAATTCAGACCTTTCACCTTTTGTAAGCGTCATGTGAGCTGCAATCTTCTGATCTTTGAACTTCTCAATAACATATGTTAAACCATTATTTATAGAATCCAACCTAGGGTTGTCAATCTGATCAGGGTCTCCAGTTAAAACAATCTTAGTTCCCTCACCAGCTCTTGAGATAATAGTTTTAACCTCATGCTTAGTTAGGTTTTGAGCTTCGTCAATAATCATATATTGATCAGGAATACTACGACCACGAATATAAGTTAAGGCTTCAACCTTCAATATCCCTTCAGACTCTAGCTGAATATAGGCGTCAAACCCTTTACTATTTTTATCTTTGTTGAAAAGGTAGTCTATGTTGTCAAAGATCGGCTGCATCCAAGGTCCAAGTTTTTCATTAATATCTCCTGGTAGAAATCCAATATCATTTCCCATTGGAACTACAGGTCTTGAAACTAACAGCCTTCTATATTTGTTAGCATTAATAACGCCTTCTAACCCACAGGCAATAGCTAATAAAGTTTTACCAGTACCGGCTTTCCCACTTATAGTTACAAGCTTAATATTATCATCTAGCAAAGCATGAATAGCACACCTTTGCTCAACATTTCTATGTTTAATACCCCAAACTGGTTTATCTTTAGGAAGTCTCTTGCCGTTATAGACAAGTCCTTTATCTCCGAGACAGAATTGATTGGGAGAGATGTCGTATGCTCCCTCTAACTCTCTACCGTCAAGAAATCCAGAGTATGCCCCATCACATAGAGTGTTTTTGGTTTCGTATTTTTGAGTTTTAACCCCAATTGATCTGGCTTTAATACTCATCATAATATCATTAGTGATTAAAACACAGTCTTTCTCTCTAGCAACCGAGATGATTTTGTCGTCATTAGTTAAAGCGTGTGAGCTAGTAACTATAGTAAACTCTACATTTTCAGGAGTTCCCTTATCTATAATCCTAGCAAACTCTCGGATATTCCTACCCTTTTCGCCGTTGTCTGTTTTGTGGTTATCCAACTCTTCTAAGACTGGATATGGTATGAAAATCTGTCCTTTTAGTTTATTAATACAATACGGGTCAATCATAATAATATTGGTATCCAGTACAAAATTATCCAACCTTATCTCCTTTAACTAGTTTAAATTTCTTACGTTTTCTAATAGGTTCTGATTTTCTTATCTTAACAATCAAAGCAACGAACATAAGTATGCAAAATGAGGTCCACAAACCCATCAAAAACCATACAATAGGTGGAATTTCAGTCATTTAGCTCCTTCTTAACTATTATCTTATTTTCTTTACGATCATAGTCTCTGAGGGATTTGAATGAATAGCCGCCCTTACATGTAGGAAGTCTTTTTTTGATTTTCTTAATAGAAGTTAGTAATTTCGATAACTTACGTCTCTTACTTCTCTTAGATGATTTAGACTTTTTAGACATTCGTTACCTTGTATTAAAAATTACTATAAATTGCAATCTTTAACCTATAATACCACAAAAACACCCTCCTCAATACCAATCCAAGGAAATTAACTAAATGGCTAACGATAGCACGATTCCTGACAACAGTGTAGCAAAAAAAACCGCCGGTCTTTTAGGTCTTGATCAGGGTCCAGACTATCCTTGGGATTTAAATGAACCTAATGAGGCGTTTTTTAAACCTTTAGACATTAATCCAACAAACTGGAATAAGATGTTTCCATATCGATTGATAGTTGTCGATATAAAAGACCCTAGTACTATATTAGGCTCATCAGCCTCCTCTCAAGGTCTACTCGGTCTATTAACATCAAAAAAAACCGCTAGAATGCTCCCAAACAGTGGCGGCGATACTAGTTTTGAATATGTATTGACTCAGGAAATCACCAACGGCTCGTGGGAGTTTAATTTACCAATAACACCTCAGATGCTTAAGATTACCGATCAGTTTGCTGTTAATACTTCTGCAACCATGAGAGGGATTGTAGAAGAGCATAACGGCGTTAAGTTTAAAATGATACAAGCAACAGGTACTACCGGCATATGGGCGCAAAAACCAACTATAGCTGGAAGCCCTAAATCTCCAGCAGCGATGGATTCAATCTTTGGCGGTGTTCTTAGTGCGGCTAATAGTATCGAAGAAGATTTTAAAAGAGTACAAAGAGCCTTTGCAGGTCAACACCCAGCCTCGGTAACTCCTGCTAAGCGACCTAACGAGCACTCTTCAACAATATACTCAACTGGATATTTTCAAGCATTACTAATGGGACAGTTCTTAGAAAGATACGCTCAAGCAAAGAAAAATCCTAGAAATAAAGACTGGCGTTTGGTTTTCGATATACCAAAACAGGGTCAATCTTTTATAGTATCTCCTATTAATTTTTCGTTGGAACAAAACCAACAAAGACCAATGGAATACTTGTGGAATATACAGTTAAAAGCTTGGAAGAGGATTAAGCTTGATGCACCTCTACCTGCCAGTCAAGAAGTACCAAAGCTGACTGCTAACGAATTTCTTCGTATTACAAACGGTATTAGAGAGACTAGAAGGATTCTAGGAAGCTCATTAAATTTAGTAAAAGCTGTTAGAAGTGATATTCAAAAACCCTTAAACGCTTTAAGGCAAGCTTCTTTAGCTGTTAAAGATTTAGGTGGTCTTGTAATTACAGCAGTCGATATGCCAAGCGCTATATTGGGAGATATCCAAAGCGCATGGAAAGATTCTGTAAGTAATGTTGCAAACTCTTTTCAGCGTGGACCTGACGGAGGTAACGTTGGAAACTCAGCCACAGGAGTCACAGCCTCTGGTTTAAGAGCCGATACGCAGGAAGGTAGGGCTGGATTAGCTGCTAATCAAATTTTAGCTCAGTCATTGAAAAATGAAGGTCTGAGTCAAGATGCAGTAGCTGGAGGCGCTTTAGGGCTTGGAGCTGCACAGTCTTTAGAATTAGATAACTCTAACGATATCGCTGAAAACCCTGATGAATTTTTCGATCTTTTTGACGCTATTAGTATTGATGATTTAACACTAACTCGTCAACAGCAGGAATTGATCGACAATGAAATAGATAAAGCCAGACTATTAACTGTTGATGATTTGAAAGGTTTCAGGGATGAGATCGAAAGTCTTGCTCTAGATATTAGTAATAATTTTGGAGCCGGAGACGCAGCATACGCTAACTTATATAATAGACCAGCTCCTAAAACAAGATCACTTCCAATGACCTTGGAAGAGAATGAAATACTAGCAGCTTTGTTTGAAGCCGTACAAATGTACGATTTACTAACAGCTACCAAGCAGTTTGATGATTTTTCAGTTGAAAACTCTTTGGAATTTGTTGGTGGTTTAGCTAATCAAGCTGATATTGATTTTGATGAGCCTGAGTCTAAACTTTTAGTGCCAGTACCTTTTGGTTTAACAATTGAAGAGATTGCAGCTAGATATTTACAAAACCCTGACAAGTGGGTTGAAATAGCAACTATTAATAGTTTAACATCTCCATATATTGACGAAACAGGATTTACATACAGCTTTTTATCGAACGGAGATGGTCGTCAGATAAATGTAAACGACGTTGGAAACAATCTTTATATTGGTCAGAAGATAACTTTAAAAAGTGATACTGTAAAGGCTTTTACTAGAAAGATTATCGACGTTGAAAAGATTGGAGATGAAAACTTTCTAATTAGTTTTAACGGCTTGGCAGATTTAGACAGTTTAACTACAGCCAATAACGCTACTCTTCAAGGATACGCCCCAGGTACTGTAAATAGTCAGAACCAGATATATATACCTGTTGATGCTCCAGCAGAGCCTGACGATAGAATTAGAACTCCCAGTCACTTAGACGAAGACGCTCTAACAAGAATATCTAAGATTGATTGGCTACTAACGGATGATGGGGATTTAGCAATTAATGATTTAGGCGAGTTTAGACTTGCCAACGGTTTAAATAATTTAGTTCAGGCTTTAAAAATAAAGGTTAGAACTAAGAAAGGTACTTTGATGAGGCATCTAGATTTCGGTCTAGGAATAACTTGGGGAATTTCCGTTGCAGACGTAGAAAACGGAGAATTAATTAAGGCAATGTCTAAAATGATCGAAGACGACCCACGCTTTAGTGGAATTGAAAGAATGGATATGATCTTAAAAGGAGCAACCCTATCAATTGATATGGCTGTAAAAGTTTCAAACGGTTCAGGTATAGTACCTATCACTTTTCAAGTGTAATTGTGGTATTATATTAAATACAAGGAAAAATAATGGCAGAACCAACACCAAAATCTTATGAACAGATATTGTCAGACATGTCTGTTACATATCTTGCTAAAATCGGAATTGACGACCTCAATACGGCGTCAGCTAATCAATCGTTTTTTGAAGCGGTAGCTCAAGCAGTATATAGAGCCTCTGCCGATACTTTTTCTATTTTAAGAGATTTTAATGTAGATCGTGCGACAGGAGAAAAACTTAAGCGCATTGCTGAAGAAGAAAATGTAAGTGTTAGCGGCGACAAGGTTACTACAGGAACCATTACTATTAGTGATAGTTCTTTTGATAAGATTGTTACAAAGGTATATGCTGGAGCAAACCCTCCAAATATTGGCTCTACCGTTATTAAGGTATCTGACGCCTCTTTGTTTACACCCACTGGAAGTATTTACATGGGTCGTGGTACTCCTAACGTTGAAGGACCGCTATCTTACACATCTATAGCTGCAGTTGGTGGTTTTTATGAGATAACACTTTCAGTTGCAACTACTAAATTTCATAATTTATCAGAATCAGTAATATTATCTCAAGGAGGCGTTAGAACAGTTAATGCTGGCGAGATTGTAGTAGCTCCAGCTTCTGGCGATACAACAGATATTAAATTTACACTAACGCAAAAAGCAACAATACTTGACGGTGAAAAAACCATCACAGGCGTTGCGGTGGCTGCTCAAGAGCCTGGAACTGACGGTAACGTACCTAAAGGTGGTATTAAGAGTTTTTCATCAGTTCCTTTTTCAGGAGCTACAGTTACTAACGACGTTGGATTTACTACAGGTAAAAACGCCGATACTGACGCTGAAATTAGAAACAACATTAAGAAAATTAGAACATCTAGAGGTTTAGGGACTGCTGTTGCGGTTCAGTCCTCTGTTTTAGGCGCTCAAGCTCCAGACGAAAATGCAACAGTAACTTCTAATGAAATCTTTAGCGACGGAACTACAACAACATTATTTATCGATAACGGCGCTGGATATGAAGAACTATCTCAAGGAGTTGCCTTAGAGCTTATTATTGATTCAGCTTTAGGTGGTGAAACTCACTTCCAACTAGCAAACGGAGGTCGTCAAACCTCTATAGCTAAAGCTTCCCTACTCTCAAATGAAACATCTCCTTTTGTTATTAACGGCACTGATAGACTTGCTATATTGATAGGTGGAGTGTTAAGCGAACATATCTTTGTAGACGCCGACTTTCGATCTCCTGGTAATGCAACTGCTTTTGAAGTTGTAGCTTCTATTAATGCAAATTCTACGATAGATTTTGAAGCTAGAACTTCTGAAGGTGGAACTAGAATTTCTCTATCAGCTAGAGCAGAGGTTGATGAGTTTATTGAAAAAACAACTCCAACCACAGGAACTGACGTTGCAGACGCTTTAGGTCTTCCTTCTGGAGAGGTTAAAACATTAAGAATTTACAAAAACAAACTACCTTTAAATATAAACGGTAGAGTTGCTCAGATAACTTCTGAAGATCAGGTAAACTGGTCAGCAACTATTACTACTGGTGAAACTCTAGATATCTCTATTGATGATACTGCTGAAATAACATACACATTTACAGACGCTGATTTTTTAGCTGAAGGAACGCATACTACGGTTGATAAAAACAATACGCTTGCATCATGGGTAAATGTTATTAACTCTAAAGTTACCGGCATAACCGCTTCTGTTAACGGCAATAAGTTAGTTTTTGATTCTAATCTTGGAGCGCTAGCTAGAGCAGAAATAGCTATCAATGTTACATCAACTTTAGTTACAAAAGGTATGTTTACCGTATCTTCAGGCTTAACCGCTCAAGGAGCTGAGTCTGACTTAACTTTATCTAGAAATACTTCTCAATTTAAAACTAAAAACCCTTTAGCGGCTGGAGACAGTCTAACTTCGGGTACAGAATTTACCAAAGCTAGAATTGAAAGTGCTAAAATATTAGGCGGTAGTACAACTCTAGCAGCTGATGCGGAAGTATGGTTTTTAATGGACAACCAAGACGCATCAATAATCAATACTGGAGTTATAGCAGACACTACAATTACTGTTTCCAAAATAGGGTCTAATACTGTAAGGTATACGTCAAACAGTGCAACGGCTTTTACTAACGTTGTAGTAGGAGATAACACAATAGTTTGGGCTGCTGAGCTATCGGCTGGAAACAGACTCGAAGCTAGAGTTAATGCTAGAACTGATTCAACTATAGATTTAAAAGTATCACCTACCGAATATGCTGCTGCGGTTGCGGAAGGTCCAGTTGTGTGGGATAAAGGTATTGCTGTTACTAGAACTGATCAGGCTATTCAAAAAGTAGTTGTAGCAGCCGGTACATACAACATAAATACTATTGCAGGACTTTTAGATGCGGCGATCTTAGGAGCCAAATCAACTTCTGAAGGCGATGAGCTTTTAATAGTAACTACTGAAACTGAAGACGAAACTGGTGAAGTGTTTATAGTTACCTTTAATACAGCAGCGCAAAGCTTAAACTTTACTAGAGGTGCAAGAAGCCAATCTCAAGCATCACTTTTTGCTTTTTATGAAAGTGGAAGTAGTGATACAGACTTTCCTTTGTTCGTACATGCAAAGATCACAGACGATAATTCTGCCGACCCACCAACTACTTTTATTCCAGACTTTGATAGTGCGGTTAACCTATCAACCGCCGGAATTGACCCAAACGCCTTGGTTTGCATGTTAGAGCCTTACGGCACTATTCAAGACAATATTGCAGCCAACGAGTGTGTTCAAATTGATGGAATAACAACTTTAAACGTTGATATTTCTGATAGTGAATTAATTAGAAGACTAAGGATTGACGATAGATTTTACGTTGCTGACGGTTTTCAGTTTAGTGCTGAGGATACCTTAGTAGCTATATTGGATGGAGACCCTTCCAACAAAACATTCCCAATCCCTCTTTTTAGAAGAGCTATTACAAACAATACTATGGGAATTGACACAAACAACTGGAGAGCATACGATACAGAGTCTGGAGCGACTACAGAATTTTCAGAATTCTTTGGCTCTACATACGATTTTAAAAACTACCGTGCCTTAATGAACGCTAAAAACGTTATCCACCCTACCAGCCCTTTAGCGGCTGAAGACGCCGTTTTATTTAGAAGCGTTGAGTGGGGTCGATCTGGTGAAAGAGTTAATGTTGGATATTCATACCCAACAGCTCCAAGCCAAGCCATCGGTCATAGTATTATTGTTGGCGATAAAGTTGTCATTAAAATTAATTTAAAATCTGGAGTTGCAGTTTCAAACACTATTGACGGAACTACAGAGTGGGACGTTACAGTATCAACCGTTAGTGGTATTGATGAAGTAACATACACATATAACGCTACTGGAACAAACCCAACTATTGGGGCGGCGCTATCTTCTGGAGGATACGTTACTATTAATGGTAACGGAGAGTTTGCAGCTGAAAACACAGGTACTTTTAGGGTATCGGCAGCAACTTCAACATCTTTTACAACTATTAGAAAGATCGGAGAAGCCACTGCTGAAACAAATAAAGCAACATTAACTAGTACTACTATTAGTTTGTTTGAAAATAGCGCTACTACGGCTGATGAAATTAACACATATGTGGGAGCTAATTTAGGAGACCATATAACATCATCTTTAATTGATGACACTGGAGTTACTGGAGCTGGCGTTCTTATCAAATCAACTGATGAGGATACAGATTTTGCTAGCGCCGGAGTTGATCTCCTAGACGGTATGAACTGGGTAGAGTCTTCTGCATTAGCAGCCGGCGCACCTAGCTTTCAATTTAGATTTAAAAACGCTTTAAGTCTATCTTTTTTCGATACCTCAACCGCTAACGCATACGCTTTTAACGTAGGAGAAGAAGTTAGGTTAATCCCAACTACAGCCGCTCAAACGGTAGCCTTTATGAACGTATTAGCAGTTACTGGATTCACAACTCTTGGAGATATAAATACATCCTCTAGAGAGAGAAAGGTCCAATTTAGAACTGAGATATTAGGCTCTAACGGTATTGTTCAAATTACAGGTGGTAATGCTAACGCTAGTAGCGCTCAAATCTTACAAGCAGCCTCTAGAGTAGGTACTGCTGATAGAATGAAAGGAACTATTCTCAAAAGTGCATCTTCAGGGTTTCACGCTGATCAGTGGGTTAAACTAACCGCCGCTCAAGCTCAGCAAAAAGATACTGGGATGAGCTTTGCAACTACGGTTGATATTACTGGAAATTCACCAACGGCTGGAAAGTCTACAATAACATTGGCTGTTCGTGACGCTCACGACCATTACTTTGGGGAGCCTAGAAATTTCTTTAGAGATAGAGGTAGAATTTTTCATGTAGAAAAGCACGGTAAATTAGTTTCTATTGCTTGGGATGAGACAGGCTCTGACCCAGTATTTAATAAAACTGTAGAAATAAACGATGCAGCCGCTACAATATCTGTCAATAAAAACGACGTTACAGGGTTTACAGAATATACTGTTGATTCTGGAGTTCTAAACTTTATGGAAGCTCAGCGTGGTGATAAGTTTACCTCCACAACTTTAACGGACGCTGTTAATAACGGTACTTTCAACGTTGTTGGAATATCGGACGACGCTTTAACAATCGTTGTTGATAATAGCTCTGGAGTTGATGCCGCCGGACAAGCTCTTGGTATGAGTGCTCTATCGATAACTACTGAAATTCAAGAGGGAGACTCTATTGTTATTGGCGCTCCATTCACCACATTAAATCGTGGGACTTTTAGAGTTATTAGAAGATATAATAAAAGTATTTACATTGAAAATACTAGCGCTGTTGAGGAAACAGTAACAGTGGTTGATAATTTACGATCTTTAGGTTTTGACGGAACTACAGAGTTTGACGTGGTAGTTTCTGGTGGAATTATGAGAGTAGAGTTTAACGCTACTGGAACAACCCCAACCTTAGAAAACGCCAAATATGGAGATGAGGTTACTATAGGTACTGACTTTGCAGCTGCAAATAGAGGTATCTTCTCAGTAGTAAATACTGGAAGTAACTTTATAGAATGTTCTAACGCTTTAGCAACCGCTGAAACATCCGTTACGATTGCAGACGTTCTTGAAGCTCACCAACCTTCAATCAAAATATCAGAGTATGACGTAACATCTATCGGAGATACTTTTGTAGTTTCTGGAGATGTTTTTGCCGGCGACAATATTGGAAGTTTTACTGTTGATGAAGTTTTAAACAAAAAATCAATCGTTGTAGATTCAATACTTGTTAATAAAGTTACAGTGCAGTTAGAAGAAAAATTCACTCAAGTTCGTGTTGAAGAAAGTCTCAAGTATACTGGATATAAGCAAATTTACAACACTACGGTAGACCCAAGCAATAGTACTAGAAGTTGTTTAATTTTCACTACTGATGAGCAGTACTTAAAAATAAATAAGGATGCTGGGGAGATAACCCTATCAGCTATGAGTAAGTTAAACTTCAACACTTCTGTTAGAAAAGGTTTTGACTCTTACAGATTCCATACTGGATTAATTGCTGAATCAAACAGAATTGTCTACGGAGACCCAAGAGATAATATTACATATCCTGGTACTTCCGCAGCCGGCGCTGAGATTTTCATCCAACCTCCTTTGGTTAGACGAATCGAAGTTGGCGTTGGAGTTAGGGTTAATACTGGTATTCCATTTAGCAAGGTTACAGAACAGGCTAGAAACAACATCGCAGCCTTGGTTAACTCAAGCCCTATCGGACAGTCAATTGCAATATCTGATATAGTTTCTGTTGTAAATAGCATTCCAGGTGTAAAAGCAGTATCTATTACTTCTCCAACTTTTGATATATCAAACGACGTGATAGTGATTAGTCCTTCTGAAAAACCATTCATCTTAGATATTGTTAACGATATTACCATCTCAAAGGTTGACGGCTAATGAGTACTAAAGACATAGAAAAAGCAAGACTTAGAAGCTATTTAAACCCTTCTATAAGGGGACCAAACGTTGATAAGGTTTTAGAGTCTCTTGCTAGCGGTCCTTTACATTTAATTGATAATGTAGAGGCTGTTACAGATATGCTTTATATCGCTACGGCTGAAGGGCAATATCTAGATCAGCTATTGGCAGGTAGAGATATTACAAGACCTGATAATATCGGTTTATCTGATGAGATATTTAGAGAGCTTGGTATTGCAGTTACTACTAGAAAACAGGTTAGAGATTTAGTTCATGAAATTCTTAGAGTTATGTATGGAGAAGAATTTGTAAGAGCCTCCGTTAGATCGGCTGAGCTTGAAACATATGCTTTAGCTGACGCTGATACGTTGATTATGAGTTTTGACGATTTAGACCCTATTGAAGTAACCTTCAGTACAGGACAGTTCTCAAACATAGCTGCTGCTACAGCTCAAGAGGTTGCAGATGCTATTACAAAAGAAATACGTAGGCTTGGTAAGAATGGAGCGGCTGTTGCTAAAGATGACGGCGTTGGTGGATATGTTAATATTATATCTGAAACAAACGGTCCATCATCATCCGTTAAAGTTCTTGGAGGTAAAGCTCAAAACAAATTGAAGTTTAATGAGATTCGACCTACGGGAGGTGTTTCAACTACTCAATGGACTTTATCTCTAGAAAACGGCGGTATCGTTCGAGCTACATGGTCAGGAGGACCAGACCCAAAAGTTGGAGTTGTTGAAAAAGATGACTATGTTAACATATACGGTACTGCTTTTGACGTAGATAATAGAGGTACTTTCACAGTCACAACAGCTCAAGGCGGTCTAGTAGGCTCTGCCTTTATCGAGTGGGAAAACGTCACTGGAGTGGCTGAAACAAAGACTCAGGGAACTGACGAAGGAATCTTATTTTTCAATCCAATCAGGAAAACGTTAAACTCTCAAGTAACCTGGGCTGCAGCGTTTCAAACGGAAAATAGACTATTAGAAGTTTTTATCCCAGCAACTACTAAAGTTGTGAGGCGTGATAGAGCTGGAGCTTCTCACTTACATGATACTGGAGCTTCTTTAGCAGATCAGCTTGGACCGTATACTTTTGATATCACAAAACCTTATCTGATAGGAGCCGAAGAGTGCAACACTACCCAGGAGGTAGATGCGTCTTCAGGATTAATCATTACTGTTGATGATTCAACTCCAATGCCAGACGAGCAAGGGAAGTTGATATTTGGATTTGGAACCTCTAAAGAAGAAGGACCAGTACCTTATATTTCTAGACCTTCTTCTTCTAGCTTAATGATAAACCCATCCTATGCTTTCCAAAACGTACACGCCTCAGGAACTAACATATCTTTAGTTGCTCAAGACTACGCATATGACGTTGACAAGGATGGAACAGATTTTCCTTTTTATGCTACAGATATTGTTTCTGGTCGTATTTATACGGAAGATTTAATAAACTCTATAACTGCAACAGGAATTAATGTTGTAATAACAATACTGTATCCTTCAGATATTGGTCTTGCTAAAGCTGGAACGGAATTTTCAGATAAGACTTTTGTTTGGGGAAATGACCCAACATGATATATTACTTTTATAAAATAGTAAATAAAATTAACAACAAAATATACTATGGGGTTCATAAAACTAAAAATATTGATGATGGTTATATGGGCAGCGGTATCGCTATTAAAAGAGCTGTTAAGAAATATAAAAAACACAACTTCTCAAAAAAAATTATTAAGTTTTTTGAAAATGAAAAAGATGCATATGATTTTGAAAAAAAATTCGTCAATAAAGATATAGTTAAAAACTCAAACACATATAACATGACCTTGGGTGGCTATGGAGGTTTTTCACATATAGACTCAAAAGGAGAGAAAAACCCCATGTTCGGTAAAAGTGATAAAATGAAAGAAATCCAAAACAGACCTGAAGTAGCTTTGAAAAAATCTATAGCAATGACCAAAGAGAACAGGAAAAGATATGATAACGGTTATGTAAATCCCATAAAAGGCACTAACAATTACTGGAATGATATTGAAAAATCTAAAAAAGCCCGTAAGAAAATGTCTGAAAACCATGTAGATTGTGATGGAGAAAATAATACATTTTTTGGTAAAAAACACTCTAAAAAATCCATAGAAAGAATGTCCGAAAAACATAAAAATAGAAAAAAAATAGAATGCCCACATTGCTCTAAAGTCGGTGATATTTCAAATATGACAAGATGGCATTTAGATAACTGTAAAAAAATAAGGAGTGTTTAGTGTCACAACCAACAGTGTTAAAAGGTGCTGAGTGTAAGATATATATTGGAGGTAAATTATACAATGAAGCGCAACAAATATCCTATACTATAGATTATTCTGAAAAAGAAATTTATGGAATTGACAGTATTTTTCCTCAAGAGATCGCAACCACTCGTGTTTCAGTTCAAGGAACTGTTAGTGGAGTTCGAGTTAAGCTTTCTGGCGGTTTACAAGGTAAAGATATAACTACTAGAATTAATCAAAAACTATTCGCACCATATGTTTCTGTTGAAATCCGTGAAAGATTTTCTGAGACTAAAATTCTATTTATACCTCAGTGTAAGGTTGTGAGTGAATCTATGCAAGTGATGGGTAAAGGCATTGTTAAATTGAACTTTACCTTTAAGGGTATAATTCCGTTTAACGCTCTCGATATGAGTTAACGACGCTAATTCTGCTCTAATTGATAATTATCATTTTCATTTATTTTCCCACCACCAATTTTCTTTTTCGATGTCTTGTAAATATAAGCTTACTACTTCAGCAGCTTCTTGGCAAGTCTTCATTTCAGATACCATCCAAGTAACATATCCCCACGTTGTATATGGGCTTCTTTTGCTTAATTCGTTAGGTTGATCAGTAAGGTGTGTAAGAATGAGGCTAATATTGCTAGTGTCATCATTATACCAAGCAACAAGCGTTCTATCGTTGAACGTAAACTCTTCAAGAAGCTTCCACCCGTCCTGCTCATCGATTGGATTATTGAAGTCCACACATTCTCCATTATATTATAACGCATTTTTTAGTTTCAGAAGTTTCTTCACAGGCTCTTAGAGCTACAGCATATCCAAAACCAGCATCTCCAACCATTTTAGTATATGGTAGTTCTGCCTTTTTTACACGATAATTCCAAACATTTCCTGGTAGTTCTTCTAAGGTATGGTCCTTAAAAACTTCCATATCTTCGGGGTATTTTTGTAGTTCTTCGATCAAATCTTTAACTTTCATTAACGTCTCCAAGATCAGCCTTACAGTTTTTACATTGCCAGAATTTAGTACCTCCAGCAGTATTTTTAACCTTTTTTTGGTTTTCGCAGCAACTTCTTGCTATTTCAATACCTGTTATTTTAAAGTCAACAAATTTTCCCTTAGGTACTAATAATCTTTCTTTCATAGCTTTGTGGTATTGATCGCATTGTATTTTAAAGTGTTCAGGAATCGGTCCTAGTTTAGCAATATCAGAATCTTCTTGAGGAAGTTCAAGGTCTTTTTTAGAAGGTAATTTTCCACCTTGAGTTCTAGCTTTTTTGGCGTCATCTTCGATTTTACTATAAGATGTGCTCATATCCCATTTAGACATTTCTTTAAACATTAAATCAAAATTATCTTCATACATATAGTATCCTCCACTTAATAATACCATAACTTACCCAAAATCACAATCTTTAATATAACTTCACAATAATGACAATCTTTAACACATACCCTCCACGTAATTCCAACAAATTCAAATAGTTATATCTAAAAGTGGAAATAATAGGATAAAATGGTTTTATACGAAATTAAAAATAAAATCGATAGTAAAAAGTACGTTGGAATTACCAATAACCTTAAAAGAAGATGGAAAGAACATCGATCTGAACTTAGAGGTAAAAGACATGGTAATCAACACTTACAATTTGCTTGGAATAAATACGAAGAAAAGTCCTTTGAGTTTAATATTATCAATAGTTTCAATAACTTAGACGAATTAAACAAAGCTGAAATTGACTACATTAATAGGTTTGATCTGAAGAATCCTAAAAAAGGATATAATATTGCTGACGGAGGCAATTCTTTTGAACACACAAGTGAAGCTAAGCAAGCAATTTCTACTAGTCAGGAAGTATCTGTAATCCGAAAATGCCTCGAAACAGGTAAAGAATATACGTATAAGAGGATATTAGACGTTGAGTTGGACGGTTTTGATCGTAAATCTATAGCAAACGCTTGTACTGATCGAGCTTTAACTTATCAAAAAAATGTATGGATGTATTTTAAAGATTATGAAGAAAACTCTACAAAACTATTAGATAAGTATAAAACTAGGCAAAATGTTAAAGCCAGACCTTCCCGATATCGTAAAGTTTACGGAATGAATATTAAAACTAAAGACATTGTGGAATATGCGGCGGTATATCATACAAAAAATGACGGCTTTAGCTACCAAACTGTTAACAAATGCTGTAAACAGCCAAATATAAGTAAATCACATAGAGGCTATGTATGGTCTTTTGATAAAAAAGAGCTGGAAGATAAAATTGCGATAGTTTTATGTAAAAAAACACACAAAGTATACAAGGATTAGATAGATGGCAGTTCAAAGATCGAATAATTTCCTAAATCAAATGAGAATTGATGTTCCGCATTTACGTTCAATTGAATCAGCTGTTCGTAGTGATTTCGATAGTTTATTTACTGGTCTTATCTTAGGAGAAGACAAATCATATACCGTTAGAGGTCTTGCAATTGAAATGGCTGGCTCTATCGGAGCCTCTGCAGCCGGTTTACAGCTAATTGTAGCGGATTCTTCAGTATTGCACGGAAAATCCAACGAAGCCGGTACTTTTTTCAATATTGCAAGCGGTACGGCAAATCAAGTACTTAGCGCTACCACAAACACAAAGGTTAGCGGAGCTTTTACACCCTCTGCATTAAACTATGTTTCTATTGAGTTTACTCGTCAAGTCGATGATGCAACATCTTCTCAAGTATTTCTATGGAATCCAACTACTAAAAACGAGATTACTAAAAACCTGCCTTTAGCAGAAACTTTAGACTATCAAATTGTAATTTCTTCTTCAATATTTACATCAAACGTACTACCAATCGCCATTGTAACTACCGATGCTTCAAACAACGTTTTAACGGTTGAAGATCGTAGAGAAATGTTATTTGGAACGTCCACAGCCGGTTCTGTAACCCCAAATCCATTCAATGAATATGCGTGGACTGACGGTAGAATTCCTAACTTTTATCAATCGTCAAACTCTTCAGTATCTCCTTTTGAAGGCGGCGATAAGCAAATTCAAAATTTTAAAGAAAACGATCTAGCTGTTAAGACTGAAATTAAGTTGATGAAAGGTACTTCATATTGGCAATCTCCAAATATTGGAGGTTCTCTTGCTGGTTTAAGGTACGATTTAGCAAATACTATATTGACAGGGCAAGGCTCTATATCTCACGACGCCGGTAACGCCGGTCAAATTAATTGGGACCAAGACATGTTTATGTCAGTCCTATCAACTAGAATTAAATACAAGCTTGAATCTAACGCAGCCACTACTGATACTGATTTAGCAGATAAAGAAGTAGCTTACATTAAAATTATTAGAAATGTAGATATTGTTCCTCAACTGATTTTTACAAACGGTTCAGCAGTTATCACATCTGTTGGAGCAATATCTTGGACAACTGGCTTAGAGGCTGGAGATTATGTCAAGGTTGGTTCTGAAGAAGATATTGCTTACTATGAAATATTATCTGTAGACTCTACCTCTCAAGTAACGTTGACTATAAACTTTGGTGGAACTTCTACTGGAGTTAACGGTACTGACGCTAAATATGCGTGGGGTAATTATAGGACTGATGCGGCTCCTTCAACAGACAGACATATTAAAATCGCTAGTCTTGAAGCGATGCCTTTTGATGCAGATACTTTTTGGCTATTTTTTAGAGATGATAACGCCGGCGTATCTAGAATCTATGTTAGATTTTTAAACGCTGAACTTAAGCAGGGTGAGACAATCACTGTTGCTGATCAAGTTCCAGCAGACGTTTTAGCTTATATGGGAGCTTCTTCTGACGCCGACCCAGACCCAAACTATGCAACGTTAGCAACCGATGCTAAAACAGGTACTGAAAATTATAACTCTACTCAAGGTGAAAACCTTACTGTTAGAGCTTCAAAGCTAACTTCTATGATGGCTGACAAAGCCCAAGATAAAACTATCCAGCTTTTAGGAACTGGTTTTGATACTGCGGTAAATACTACAAACGCTGCTAATCAAGAATTAACTTTTACATCCCTATCCGCTGGAACTCCAGCTCTAAACTTTATCATGACAGGAAGTGCCAATAACGGTACTGCCAACATTACAGGAACTATAACTTTAGCCGCTAATCAAGTCGCATATATTGACGTTGATAGAAACGCTACATTCGCCGTTGTACCAACCGTTGCAAATATTACGGCAGTAACGTTAGATGAAAATACATATGTTGTTGCTACAAGATTTAACGGAACAGACGTTCACTTGTGGGACGGTACAGTTATAGGCGCTGATTCAAGCGTATCTTTCGGTAGTCATCTTGATCTAATATCAAGACAAAATAGAAACTTAAAAATGGTAGCTGGCGGTACTTGGAGTTGGAACTCTGGTACTGGTGATTTATCATTTACAGCAGATGCTTATATCCAAATACCAGGACTTGCAGACGTTAGAAATACAATACAACAATCTGTTCAAAGCCCTATAAATTTATCGGCTGGAGATGTTGCTTATGTTTCTATTAATAGAGCAACGGGAGCTGGAGCTAACTTAACAGTATCAACTTCAGCAATCGCCTCATTAGTATTGACTGATGATATAATTGTTATTGCTCGTAGAATAGGCGCTATTGTTTTAGTAGGTAGTAGCTCATTTAGTTTAATAAACGGTGAAAGTAAAGAACTTGACGCCGGCGCTTCAGTAGAAACAAGATCATTTACTGGACAAACAAACGCCGCCGACGCCGCTCCAACATATTCTTCTAGTATTCGTGGTACTGCCGCTGAAAGTTTAGAAGCAAGATCAGGCGCTCTTACTCTTTCTATGGGAGATGGTCAAGAAGATAGATCAGCGTATTTTAGATCAGACGACCCAGTAACTTGGACTGGAACTCAAATTGAGTTTACAGCTAATATTGTATTAGAAATAATAAATACTGTTACAGGAACCTTAACGGCTCACACAATCTTAGCAGCCGGCTCTCCAGTGGCTTTAGCTGACGGTGAGAGCGCTTACATTGCGATTGACAGAACGGCAGCTTCTGAAAACGTATCTGTTGTAAAAAGTGGCACGGTAGCGATACCTGCTCAAACAGAGTCAGATAAAGACGTTTTTATCTTTGGTCGTCGTAAAGATACTGCCGGTGCTGTTGCTTATTTACATTTACCTCTTCATAAACAAGTTTTAAATACTGGACAAAGCGTTCAGCTTGGAGCTTCTGGCGGCGGCGACGGCGGTGTTACTGCAGATACATATTTCTTCAGAAACGCTGATAATGAAATTGATTTAACTAAATGGACTACAGGAACAAACGCAACTTTGAGTAATGCAAACTTTGCAACTCCAGGTGCTATAGTTGGTACTTATGTAAAAGAAACCGTTAACCATTTAAGCGGAGATGAATCATATGCTTTAAAAAGTACAACCGCTAATGACTTTGTTGTTTCGGAAGTAATAACCTTACAAAAACGATCTCAAGAAAAAACAAACGTAGTTAAGTGTGAATTTACATATGGCGGCGCTGATGATGATATTCAGCCATTTATGTGGGACGTTACTAACGATGTATTATTAAGTACCTCATTAGATTTAATTAAAGCAAACGCTAATAGTACAACATTTACTATGCAAGCTCATGTTAATAGTACTGTTGATGATATTAGAATTGGTTTTCATGTTTTAGTAACTAATACCTCTGATCTAGTGTTTGATGACTTAAGTGTTTCTGACAATCCGTTTGTGTTTAAAGATTTATTCGATTCTCAATATATCCACCAACACACATCTAACGGTTTAGGTTCAACCGATAATAAAATCGGTAGAATGACAACAACAGCTGTTAATAGTGGTGCTCTTTTGATTGATATTGCAGATACCGCCGCTGAAGGAACTACATATACTGCTGTAAGAGACTGTACTGTTATAGTGGCTATTAGTCATAACGCAAACGCCGCATCTAGATTTGGTTTATCTTTAAATAGTAATCAGCTTACTACAGCAATTGAAACGATAACCGCAGGTCATAGAATAGCTCTGACGCACGCTCAAAACGGAACTAACGGAACTCAATCAACATCAGCCACAATTAAAATGGCTAAAGATGATGTTCTTCGTAGACATAGTGACGGTACTGCAGATGGTACGGCGGCTAGATCAAGCATTACTATCACGGCTGTGGCAGGTACAGAACACATTATATCTGCCGCTAAGTCAAACATGTCAAACCCAGTAGATTACACTCCAACAATCACTGGTTTTGGTACTCCAACTGGTGTTAATTTTGAATGGTCAAGGCTTGGAAAGTTTCTAATAGTTGACGGTAAATTAACTGTAGGGACATCAACGGCAGTTGAAGCTCAAATAACACTACCCTCAGGGTTAACAATAGCACTTCCACACTCTACTACTCAAGTAATAGGGAATGGAGCTAGATCGACTACTAGTGCTGAGTACGATCTTGTATTAGGAACGGATGGCGACACCTTTGTTAATTTTGGTAGACAAGATGCTAGTGGCGGCGGTTTATCCGCTGTAAATGGAAATACGTGGTCTAGTGGTGATTTGTCTTTTCACTTCATGGTCCCTATTGCTGAGTGGAGTTCAGATGTTACTTTATTAGCTGGAATCCCTGTACAAAAAGTAGCCTACGTTAAAGACGTAAAAACAACAACAACTCAAGGTGGAACTTTCACCTCAAGCGCCCCTAGAACTAGAGACCTCAATGACGTATCTGGAGATTCTGAAATAGTATCAGTTTCATCTAACCAATTTACATTAGGTGCAGGTAAGTATGCGATAGAGTGGAGCGCTCCAGGAAACAACGTAGGTAATCATCAATCTCATTTAAGAAACACGACAGATTCAACAAACGATATTATAGGCAGCGTGATAGTTATGAATGGTGGAGAAATCAACACTATATCTTCTTTTGGTTATGGTACAATAACAATAACTTCTTCTAAAACCTTTGAAATACATCATGAGTGTAGTATAACGGGAACAACCACTGGTTTTGGCGGCGCTGGTAGTTTTGGAACTGGAGAAGTGTATACTCAGGTTAAAATAACTAAACTTATATAGGGAAATATATGACTTTACAAGATATAGATTTAATGCAAATTGAAGATCATGAATATAAATTGAGAGAAAGACTCCTACCTAATGAAGAGCCAACGTCTGAAGAGCTAGCGGCTGAGTTTGAAATTTACAAAGATGAGCTTCGAGCGGAAGAAGAAGCTAGACTTGTAGAACTTGCCCGTATCCAAGACATCAAAGATCGTTGGGCAGGTTTGGCTGATTTAAATATGACCATGATGAGATTAGGTCACGATCAAACTATCCAGAACTATGCCTTAGAACTTACAAGAATTATAGAAGAAAACGATCAAATTAGATTAGCTGAATTAGAATCAGATGACGCTGTATATAGGTTAGAAATGACGGCTCAAGGTCGTATTGATAAATTAAACTCTTTGCGTGATAAAAGAAAACCTCTCCTAGAAGAAGCTGATCATCAAATTAATATCTTAGAAGATGACTCATCAGATACAGCCTCATGGAGAGTCTATAGAAAAGCTCTTAGAGCCGCTACAGACGCCTATAAGAAGGTTGATGGAAGCCCTAAGGTCTCAATTGACGGTCTAGTTGTAGACTCTTTTACCTTCCCTAGTAAGCCCTAAGAAAGGTTTTGCCGCCGCCTCTAAACATAACGTAGTCTCTATGACGGATGTATGTATGGTAGGTTCTTAAGCAGCTATCTTTTTCATACCCTAACTTACTGTCACATCTATGTATAGAAGTTGTTTCTCCGGCGCAGCCAAACAATAGAAATAAAAATATTAATTTTTTCATCTTTTTCTCTCCCAATTTTGTATTTCAAAATCCCCATCATCGCTACGAATAAGTTCCATCTTAACCATGGCAAAATCATCTTCATAGTGAGGGAAATAAGTGTGAGCTTTTCCAGTATATTGCATTTGACTAATCAAAATTTCATTCATATGAGGTAAAAAGTAGTCATATATTTGTTCGCCGCCGGCAATATAGACGTTTTGATCTACGGTTTTGACAAAATTAGCTAAATGATAGGCGTTCTCTATTCTTCTCACAAAGAAAACATTTTTATAACCTGCTTGTGGAGCTTTATAGCTACTAATAACTATAACTTTCCTATTAGGTAAGCCGTTTGGAATAGACTCATAGGTTTTACGCCCCATAATTACAACATGACCTCTAGTTGTATTTTTAAAGTGACGCATTTCTTCTTTATTTTTCCAAGGCAGCTTACCTTCAAGCCCTATTTGGTTATGCTCACCAACGGCGGCTATTCCAATTAAATTCATACAGCAACCTTACCTTTTATAGTGTTGTGAGACCTGTAGTTTTTCAAATTAATCCAAGTTTTTATCGTATCCCAGTCCATTTCTTGACAGTATTCATCAACAAAACCCATCAATTCACCTTGTTTTAATGTAATTTCAAGCTCTGGGAGCTTTAAAGGACTTCTCTTAAGCATTTCTTCAAACTTAGGTATATGATTTTTATAAATATGAACGTCACCGAACGTATGGACAAATTCTCCAACCTCGAGACCACACTCGTTAGCAACTAAGTGAGTTAAGGCGGCGTATGAGGCGATATTGAAAGGTACTCCTAAAAACAAGTCGGCAGACCTTTGATATAGCTGGCAAGAAAGCTTACCATTTCTAACGTAGAATTGAAATAGTGTGTGACACGGCGGTAAAGCCATATTGTCAACCTCACCTACGTTCCAAGCGCTAATAATAATCCTACGTGAGTTTGGATTTGTTTTTATAGTGTGAATAGCATGATCAAGTTGGTCGATATAGTTATCATGCATAATTTCCCCATGACATACTTCAGGCGTCCCAATCCAAGCTCTCCATTGTTGACCGTAAACTGGACCTAATTCTCCAGCATCATCAGCCCACTCATCCCAAATTTTAACATTATGGTTTTTCATAAACTTAATATTGGTCTCGCCACGCATAAGCCACAAAAGCTCTATTAAGACTGACTTCCAATGAGTTCTCTTAGAAGTTACTAATGGAAAGCCTTTAGAAAGATCAAAGCGCATTTGTCTGCCGAACACAGATATAGTTCCAACGCCTGTTCTATCGTCAGATTCTGTTCCGTTCTTTAATATGTCTCTTACAAGCGCTCTATATTGTTTCACAGCTTCTCCACCTCATTCTCATCAACATGCAAACTAGTTTTAGGCAAAACTTTTACTTCTAAATAGTAGGTTTCAAATCCTTTTTCGTATGAAAAATACCTTACGCCATCTTTTATTACTTTTTTAGCAAAATCATCTTTAGTATCTTCCTTAGAGCAAAAATAAAACGCAAAACCACAGTAAGCACATAGGGCTGTAAGTATTGCAAAAAGTCCTATCATGTCTTGAATACTGTAGTGCATTAGCAAACACCTTTCATGCTGCGATCTTCTTCAGTTTCTTCAAACAATTCTTGAAGCATTTCGTACTCTCTTTTAGAGATCAAATTTGGATGATCAACGACTAAAAATTCTTCGCCGTGCTCTAAAACATGATAGCCAGAAGCCGTAAAAGCACCGTCAATACAGTTGGGTTCTTCTAAATTTGAAATAGGCTCTTTAGTTCCCATCCTAACAAAATAGTGAAGACTTCCGTTTTGATCTCCACCTAAATGTCTTGCAAAAGGCTTTAGTTTTTCTAAAGATTTAAGTTTTACAGATTTTACAGTTACTTCTTTCATAGATCGTTTATTCCCATATATTCAAGCTCACCTTCAGATGTGAAGTGAAATTGAACATTGTTAGCCTTGATCAACATTACTAAGTTGTCCGTAGACATCTCATGCTCATAGTCAATCTCAGCGTTGGTTAACATTCTTTCTACTGACTGCACGTCAGTTACAATTACAAAGTCCTCATCCTTACTATTTTGCACGTCCTACTCCATCGACTTTTTGTACGGCTTCTACCGCTTTATTTATAATACCATTAGTTTGACCAATATTCAACCTAATAAATTTTTTATTTTTATCTTTAAATTCTATATACTTTACTTCAGCCTTATCAAACAATTTCAGCATCTTATCATCAACTTCAGCACAGTAAAACATACCTTTTTCTTGAACGTCAGTACCTAAAAGGTAAGATAGCTTATGTAAACTCTCACGATTTTGGTCTAATGAGTTTTTACCCAAGTGCATAAACTCATCTAAATTTATATTATTCAATACGTCAGTGATGAGATTTTGAGAGGGTTTTGAGATAGTTGCATTTTCATACATCGCCTCCTCAGAAAAATGTCTATAATCCACAGGACAGTTGGTAGCAATCCACCCAATACGAGCGCCAGTTAGCCCTAAGAGCTTCGAGAAAGACCCTACGTAAACGCTATGGTCTGGCTGAATAGCAGGACAGGCGTTATATATTGTATTGTGATATACAGCATCCCAAACTATAGGTGGTTTTTTATCCAAAACACTCTTAATCGAGCCTTGAAACTGGTTTCCAAAAGGGTTGGCAGGACTATCAACAATAGCCATAGCATCGCCCCAAACTTCTTCATATCCTTTTAAATCAACGGCGTTATGTATTAAATCATTCTTTTTAATCATATGCGGATAGTAAGGATATCCAAACTTACCAGTAATGACTGTATCGATTCCGTCAAACCTATGCCAAGCTCTCATGATAGTATTTAACGCTTGAGTAGCTCCGTTAGTAATTATATAGTAATTATATCGATTACCCGTAGTATGCTCTGTTATAGCCCTTACACAGTCTAATAATTTAGCTTTACCGTCTGTTGGAGCGTAGTTCATAGACTTAATCTTAGGTCTTTGAAAACCAAAGTGAGGCTTGTACATATTATCCAATATTTCCAATAAAAAATAAGGGTCTCCCCAACCTAAATCTAAATCACCCACGCTTAGCTTCCTTTGATTTTTTAAAAGGTTTATATGTAATCGTTATTTCATAATATTCATCTTCAAGACCTTTCCAGGGAGCCTCTCTAAGATGGGGTAAACAGCTAGTATCTTTTCCAGCCTGAACTTCTTTCATTTTTTCTAAATCTTCCTGGTCAACGTATAGTTTCATGCTTTCTCCGACTTTTCCATTTTGTTAATATGAAAATTCTTTTTTATGGAAAAGATTTCATAAATCAATTCTTGCATACGCTGCTCTGAAAGTCCATAGATTTTTCTTAAATCTTCCACTTTTTTATTTTTATACTCTTCAAACTCTTTTTCAACTTGAATATCAATCATAACGCTTTTGACGTTCTCAATAGGTATGATATCATCTAATTCAGGACAGTACCCTGTATGCTCACAAACCAAAGTATTAATAGCACCCTTAGCTTCAATACTGTATACTGGCAGTCTGACCCACTTGTGGATTTTTCCATCTTTCTTAAACTTTGCAAGCCTATCGGTTTCTTTTTTAATAACTTTCTTTAAGGCAGATTTTGATTTTAAGTTTTTAACAATAACAGCTATAACAACTAGCGTGAAATACAGCACAATCAAAGTCGCCACACCTAATATTAATAGTGAAATGTTATTTGATAACACTTAAAGCCTCCTTGCTTATTTTTTGAAGCTGTCCTATAGCAATTATACTACCGACAAAACTATATAGCATTATAGAGCCTAATAAAATATCGCCCAACACAACAAAGACGGCAGCTAATGTAGCAGCCAATAACACTCTTTTACAACATATCCAAAAACTTAATCTTTCTATATTTTCACTACCGAGTCTTTCAATATGTTTAGCTTTCCCATCCTCATCCATAGTTTGCATCTGTTCTTTCAAACTTTTGTAGTCATTTAAACTCATAACCCAAAACACAAGTACCAATACAGTTATGAGAATATTACTGGGAATACCTACGATTATATACAAAGTTCTAGCATTATCTAGATATTGTAGGTATTCATGCGCCGGATTGAACGCAGTATATATTAAACATCCGTAAAACACCCAATAAATTACCGTAATTAATTTTGCCCACATTTACTCTTCTCCTTTATTTTTTTTACCTTTTAAATTATCCCAATCACCGTCAAACACCTCATCAGCAAAACCAATCTTAACTGCTTCTTTAGAGTCAAAATAGACCTCTTCCTTGTAAGCCATCTCTTTAATTAGCCATTCTTTAAGTCTTTTACGAGACCAAGATTTCTTAGAGCCTTGCTGCTTTAGATTATCAATATAAACACCTAACATCTGGTCGCCGGCTTTTTTAACCTCAACAGCCTCTGTTAGGTATTGTTTTACAGTACCGCCTCCAAACATGGTGCCTTCGTGAAACATAAACGTGCTATGAGGCATCATAATTCGCCTGTGAGCGGCTAAAAAGATCAAAGAAGACATAGACCTTGCATGTGTGTATGAAAGGATTGTAACATGCTTAGGACACAGCCTAATGGCGTCATATATAGCCATACCCTCAGCCCAATGACCTCCACAAGTCTTCATATGAATCAATATAGGGTCATCGCCTTTCTTTTTAATTAATGTTTGCAAGTTTTTAATAAATCTACCTGCCATAATATGCTCAACTCCTGGCTCTTCATCGCCGTCAGAGCCAGTACCGGCGCTATACTCTCTAGCTCCAATGAGATATATCTCGTTATTCTCATAATCCAGATCATACTCTTGCATAGTAAAGATCGGGTCGTCAATCTTATATCTATGACTGTCTTTTTTGTGCTTGTCTTTTTTATGATTCATATTTTCCTCACGATTGCCTTTGCGCTCTTTTATACGCATGTTTCATAATTGTTTTCCACTCTCTTTCTCCAAAATCTCTGTCAGGAGTGAAAAATTCTTCAGTATATGCTATGATTTGATCTCCATCGAATCCGCTTTTAGCCAACTCCATTGCGATTCCAAACCATTCGTTGTTTCTTCCCTTATCTTCATCAATTCCATTCGCTAGCTTATCTAAAACCCACTGAGGAATTCCATTTACAGCTCTTGGCGTTGATGCTTTCTTATGTTTTCTCTGCTCAGCAGGGTTAAGCTCTGGATGTTTTTGCAACCATTTTGCTAATTCATTATATTTAACCCTTCCATTGAATTCTAAGAGTTTTTGCATCTGTTTCTTACCGTTTGGTCTCATATTGTGAGGGAATCTAATCGATCTAGTAGGATTTTTAGCAACTTGATCGGCTTTTGGCAAGATATTTAATATCCATTCAGCAATATCACGCCATATATCCTCAGAAGGTAGCTCTTGCTCTAGTACAATTCCAAAATGCAGCGATTTATTGCCTGAAAACGTGCAAATTGAATACGGTAATTTACTCTTTTTAATGTAAGCCATCTGCTCTGATAAGGCTCCATCATCAAGCTCTACCATAAAAGAACGGAAGGCTGTTACGTTAGAGTCTCTTCTAAAACCTTTTACTGGATTGATCGACATTAAACATATGTCTGTTTCATTAATATATTCATTTTCAATCCCATCCGTTGGAGATACCTGTTCAATAGCTCCGTTTAACATAGTTTGTGGAATAGAATGATATCCATAATCATTGTGAGAGACGCAAACCTGTTCGTCCGGCTCAAAAAACAAATCAATAATTTTTTTAGTACATTCTCTCATTAAAACCTTTTGATAAAATTATCTTTAGCTAATTCAAAAATTGCTACCTTCGCTCCCCTGGGAGATTCTGGATATAAAAGACTAACTATCATATTACCGTGAACCTTTCGAGCAGCTTCAAACTCTCTACCCCAAGCAGACGCATTATATATATCGTATCCCCAATATAATTTAAATTTAAGCCTAACTAATGCATAATAAAAGTCCATTTCATCTAGTTTTATCATCTGTTCTTGCAATTTTGTTACAATAATCAGTAATATTTTGGTAAAAAACCCAATATCTGCATCAGTTTTCATTGTTTTCTCCCTCATTAAAGATATTTCCCATCAATTCTGCGTGTTTTTTAGCTTCTTTTCTAACTCTAGTTCTAGTCATAAAGTCCTGACTATAATTTATATATCTTCCTTTATCGTAGCCTGTTATAACTGAAATCCCAACGGCTCCTTTAAATCTATTCTTGCGAAAAATCCACTCTGTTCTAAGATTTTCTCGGTCAGCTTTTACTTCTATAGCAGTAGTTGCATGGTTCATAACGGCTTTAAACTTTTCAATTCGATCTTTAAAAGAATCGTTGTCACCGTTTGAAGCTTTTAACTGCGAAAATAATAGTATTGGAGCTGGGTATGAGCCTTTCCAATTATCTAAAAAAGTTCCTAATCGATCTAACACCATCCATTGAGCTAAGTTTGGTATCTCAATTGAAGTTTTAATATTCTGAACATAGTCAATAACTATCGCATCATACGTGGGTTTTGTTCCCATTTGACTTACAAGAGTATTGCATATTGCCTGAATACCTTCTAACGTTGTTGTTGTTCCTCCAATACCGTTGAACTTATCATCAATAATTTCAATCCTTTTCATCAGTATTGGGTATAGTTCATTACATTTAGCCAGCTGCTCTGGGGTTACCTCGTCATGATTTGTGTAAGCCCAATTGTTGAGTAAAAATATCACACGATTTAGAATATCCGTAGAGTACTCTTCATTAGTGATTACTAAAACTCTTTTACCTTGCTTAATGTAAGATTCAACAAAGTTCGCAACAGTTGTAGATTTACCAGTTCCTGTTTCAGCGCCAAACAAGATAATGTTCCTTGGAAACAAAGCAACCTTATCTTTAAATACTTTCATACTTAAAAATGTAGCGGCTTCTTTAGCTAGTTTGATATACTCTTCATTTTCAATAGATAGTGAAGCGGCTCGAGTTGCTATATTCTCACCTATCGGCAATACATCAAAGGCATTTTGCTGCTCTTGTCTCTTCGTCAGCTCACTATACTGAATATCAACCCTAGTCTTGCGAAGCTCATACTCTTTATCTTTGAGAATTTCACCCTCAGCAATCGCTTCTTTGATAGGATTTGTTAAACTATCTTCCACTACAGACCTA